CCTACAAAAAAACTTTCGAAAAATCCGCCAAAGCGCCATCTATGAGTCGTGTAAATTACTCTAATACTTTTATAAAAATAGAAGAAGAATATCCTACAAAAAACTTTCGAAAAATCCGCCAAAGCGCCATCTATGAGTCGTGTAAATTACTCTAATACTTTTATAAAAATAGAAGAAGAATATCCTACAAAAAACTTTCGAAAAATCGCAACTCCTTTAACAGATGTTTCTAGTGGTTTAATATATCTATTATTTAACAACTGTGACCCTTTGAATTTTTCCTGCAAATCACGTGACAAACAGGAAAAGTTTTGGGAACAAGTTTTTCTTGGATTTTAGGGAAAAATTCACTTGTTCCAACGTCAGTGCGGCTTTTCGTATTTTGCTCGAGTATTCCCTGACGGTCACGTGACTAACAGGAAAAGTTTTGGGAACAAGTTTTTCTTGGATTTTCGGGAAAAATTCACTTGTTCCAACGTCCGTGCGGCTATTCACATTTTTGCTCGAGTATTCCCTGACGGTCACGTGACTAACAGGAAAAGTTTTGGGAACAAGTTTTTCTTGGATTTCAGGGAAAAAATCACTTGTTCCAACGTCAGTGCGGCTTTTCGTATTTTGCTTGAGTATTCCCTGACAAACAGAAAAAGTTTTGGGAACAAGTTTTTCTTGGATTTCAGGGAAAAAATCACTTGTTCCAACGTAAAAGCGGCTTTTCGTATTTTGCTTGAGTATTCCCTGACGGTCACGTGACAAACAGAAAAAGTTTTGGGAACAAGTTTTTCTTGGATTTTTGGGAAAAATTCACTTGTTCCAACGTCAGTGCGGCTTTTCGTATTTTGCTTGAGTATTCCTTGACAAACAGAAAAAGTTTTGGGAACAAGTTTTTCTTGGATTCCACGGAAAAAATCACTTGTTCCAACTTCCGTGCGGCTTTTCGTATTTTGCTCGAGTATTCCCTGACAAATCACGTGACAAACAGGAAAAGTTTTGGGAAAACACTGTTTTGTGTGTTTGACGTACCGGATTTCCTAAAGTTTGTGAAAACATTGTTTCTTTGTGTGACACACCGGATTTCCTAAAGTTTGTGAAAACATTGTTTCTTTGTGTGACACACTGGATTTCCTAAAGTTTGTGAAAACATTGTTTCTTTGTGTGACACACCGGATTTCAGAGCAAAAAGTGTAAACGTTTTGCAACATTTCCAGAGCAAAAAAGTGTAAACGTTTTGCAACATTTCCAGAGAAAAAAGTGCAAAAAAGTGTAAACGTTTTGCAACATTTCCAGAGCAAAAAGTGTAAACGATTTGCAACATTTCCAGAGCAAAAAGTGTAAACGTTTTGCAATATTTCCAGAGCAAAAAAAAGTGCAAAAAAGTGTAAAGTTTTGCAACATTTCCAGAGCAAAAAGTGTAAAGTTTTGCAACATTTCCAGAGCAAAAAGTGTAAAGTTTTGCAACATTTCCAGAGCAAAAAGTGTAAACGTTTTGCAACATTTCCTTAGCAAAAAAGTGTAAACGTTTTGCTTCAAGTTTCCAACGTTTTCCTCGCCGTTTGCTACGCGTTATCGTTGTTGTCATGACAATTTCTGTGGCTATTTTCCGTAGTGATGACAATTTCTGTAGCTATTTTCCGTAGTCATGACAATTTCTGTGGCTATTTTCCGTAGTCATGACAATTTCTGTGGCTATTTCCCGTTGTCATGACAATTTTTGTTGGGTTTTTGCATTGTCATGACGATTTCGATCCACAACTGCGTATAAAATGGTCCGCATTTTCGCTACCATACTCATAACCATGCCTGCTCCAGTCATTTCTACTCCGCCAGCTGCTTTTATGGCTTCGACTGCTTTAGCTCCTTTTTCGGCTGGAGCCATGATGTCGACGACGACGTTTTCATCGTTGACATCTTGCGATTGCTGTCCTTATTTAAATTCTTTGGGTGAGTTTACTGTTGTTTTGCTGCTATGTTGAACTTTTACTTATCTGTGTGTATCTGTGTGTATGTGTGTGTGTGTAGGGTTTTCGCGATTTCGTTCCCCTTTTTTCAAGTATTTCATGTCGGTGGACAATCGAGCGAAAACCATCGACTCGTCCGCCGCCTCGTGTGGCTTCTATCAATCACATTCTGCTTACGTAGTTTTTAATTGCTTGAAATGTCTCAAATCCCAATTGCAATGTCTCTATATATTTCCCTATAAATCGACGCCCATCTTTTTTAAAGTCTGCAACTGCGGCATGACGGGAATTTCGACGCAGATTGTAGGTGAAATGTTTATGATGGAATCATTCGGTGCCATGTTGCAAGCCACCGTGAAAGACATTTGGATCCAGAAATTATGTATTTACTGTGGCAACGTTGACTCTCATTCGTCGAGTTGTATTTTTTACCAACACGTGCCAGGTAAAAAGTCTCGCTCGACGTGCGTCGTTTGTTTCGAAGCCGCCACCATTCTTTTTCCCTGCAAACATGTCGTTTGTTGTCCCAATTGTGCTCTAAATGTCGACCACTGTCCGCTCTGTCGCCAACCTGCTGATTATTTTAAAATTTTAACTTTTTAGCCTATCCGATGCAGATGAATCATCCGGCGTGGGCCAAATTTGAATTGCGCTTCATCTCTTATAACAGAGATCCCAATTATTTGCATTTAGCTTCTAAAGGCTTTTTTCGTCACGCTTCGTGCAACGAAAACGTTTGCTTTGTCTGCAACTCTATCGATGAACACGCCCTTTTTTGTCCTCTGCACGACCAACGTACGCGAATCTCGGTGAATGACGCCACTCTTTGCGACGAATGTCCCAACACTGCAGACACCGTTCTCCTACCGTGCGGATGTTCGTTTCTCTGCGCCACCTGCGCTTGTCAGTACGGCATCTGCCCTCGCTGCAATACCAATATTACCGCTTTTGTTACGGTTTTTTTGAACGATGAATGAAAATTTTTTTTCTCAATAAACGAGTTGCATCATGAATACTATTTACTGCTTTTCTCTCGATAAAATGTTTGCTTCTTTTTTTAATAATGTCGCTACAGCCATTAACAGTCTAACTAATAAAGATTTTGAGTACTTTTGGAAACGCGGTCTCTATCGCCTAGTTCCTCTCACCAAGGGAGGCTTTGGAGCCATTTACGAATTAGAAATCAACGGTCACAAGGTGGTAGACCGCAAACAAGCTGATGTCATCGTCAAAATGAACAATAACGGTTTCAAACAATCGGCTCTTTTGTTTGAAGGCGTTTGGTTGCTCGACTTTGATTTGGCTGAAATTTATTTTTGCCCATTCATTTCCTATTTGAACAAAATGAAAGTCTGTCCTTTTCTCTGCAACTACATCAGTGCCAACATTGTCGACAAAGATTACGTTCTCTTCATAGAACGCTACTCGTATGAAGTCATGACTTTTTTACCGCATCTCACCGTCGACTACGTCATTCAATTTCTTTTCCAGTTAACCTATTCTTTTTACATTATCAAGCAATATTTGGGAATGGTACACTTTGATGTTCATTTACGTAACGTGATGGTGGCCAAATCGACGTCGTCATTTCTTTTGGCCGACGCCAATAAAAAACGAGGCATTTATCTGCCTCACATGGCATATGAAGCGAGGTTGATCGACTTTGGATTTTGCACCATGGATTTGCGACACAGTATCGATCCTCATTTGAGAGGCGATTTCCAGTGTGCGCCGCACAATTTCAGTCGAACACCAGCCATATCGGAACTCTTCAAGACAACTAGAGACACTCGCTCTAAACTGCTCACTGTAGAAATACAATATTTCTGTTTACATCTCTATCAGATTATCGCTCGTCAAGCACCTCAGCATCCCATTTTAAAAGCCATTCAACAATTTTGCGATTGCATGTACGACCAGGTGGTCGATTTGACTCAACCCGCTCTCCAACGCGATCGTTTCATTTTGCCGCAACACGACGTCGGTGTCGTCTGCGCGGCCATACGTAAACCCAGCGATCTCATTGTCGGGCTCGAACGCTATTGTCATTTGTACGGCAGTGTCATTTACGACAAGGAAAGCGATCTTCAAATATCGACGCCTTTCAAAAACACGACCGTTGTCAAGGAAAATGCCAAACTCGTTTTGAACGTCAACAAATTGCACGTCTATAAAAACTATCAAAATTTTATAAAAACATCCATACCGGATATTCGCTGGTTTGAATCCACTTTTACCGTCATAGAAAACACTTATGGTCACGTTTACAAATTTCCCATCAATTGTTGGGTCGATAAAATCTCTAGCGACCGTTCGCCTTACAACGCCATTTCCATCTTCAGAAAAGATGTACCCTACAATATTCGTAATGCTTATTTGACGCATCACGGTGCTCGCGTCACGTTTCACGTCAATCGGCGTACGGAAGACTTTTCAAACTCGTTTTACGCAGGTAAATTTCTCTTCATCAAAGGTACACTGTACGCTTGCGAACATTTGCCTCCGCTCATGTTTGGTCTTTCTGATGATTACTTTTGTATTTTCAGTTTCAAATCGGACAAGTGTAAATACGTCGAGAAAATTATCCAACTTCATCACCTCAACTATCTTATCGATGCTTCCAATGCGTGCGGTTTTCACTATCAAGGAGATCCTATTTACGGACACATGACCACGAAAAAACCTCTATTTTATATTTCGATTAATAATGAATAGAGTTTCATAAAAAAATTATTTCTATGAAACTGTTTTAGTCGGATTGTCTCATTACCATTAAATTAATTGTATATATCAATAAATGAATGAAACGGCTAAATTAGCTCTCTTTGTGGCTTTGGTTATGTTGGTATTATCTGGGGCTATTTACACTAGCGCCTACTTTAAAAAGACTGGTCCCGAAGGTCAAATGTTGAGTTTAGTTCCCGATCGGGTCGTCGTCACCGATCCCGTGACTGGTGCTCTCATTTCGTCGTCGGTGAAAACCAAAGAACTCGCCGAATGTTGCCCTCAAAAAATCATCAATGACACGACGGCTAGTTTGACCAACACGTTCAGCAGTAGTTTTACCGACAAGAATTTTCTGCGACGAACTAAATTGGAACCGGGCGCCATTTTAGTCGCCGATGCCGTCGGCAACGTTTCCAGTTCACAAATCGGTATTCCTTTCATCACGTCGTGTTGCGAAAGTATTAAAGCGTTAATCGACGACGTTCAGCCTAAATCCGATGGTCTTTACAGCAGTTTGAAAACGGATGCCACGTACGTTAAAAAACCGGAAACAAGTGTCACCCAACGACCAGTCACGTACAACGCCTATACTGGCGCACTGGAAATGGTGACATTGCCGGCCAATAGTATTTTATCGACCGATACCAACGGCGATATCGTTACCACACCCTACAGTTTGCCTTCGTGTTGCGATAAAATCAAGGACACGATCGTCGACTACACTACCACGTTCAGTTCCAATTATATTGATACCAATTACCAACGACGAGCTGTCGCCGGTTCTCAACATTTACTCATGATGGACGACTACGGAAATTTAGTCGACAGCGGACTGACGCCCACTATCGTCAATGCGTGCTGCGAAACGGCTCGCAACGCTTTGTCGCCGAGCAATATTATTGACGGCGGTGGCAACGCGTTGTACAGCGCTCCCAAGATAGACGCCACGTTTCAAAAGAAAACCACGGCTCCGGCTAACGCTCTCCTCATGCCCGATGCCAACGGCAATCTGGTTGACAGTGGATTGACGCCGGCGGCTATTCAAGCGTGTTGCACGCAAGCTGCCAACGCCGCTTCTGACTCGCTACTCAAATCAGATATCGTCGACACGTCCCTCTCGGCGACTAAATTGTATTCGTCTCTGAAAATTGACGACACGTTCCAGAAGAAAGCTATCGCTCCTGCCAATGCTATCGTCGTCGTCGACGCTAAAGGCGATCTCGTCGACAGCGGGTTCACTCCACAATTTCTTCAAAATTGTTGCGCTCAAGCCGCTACCGGTTCAGCCAATGGACTCATGAAATCAGATATCGTCGACACGTCCACGGCCACCGACAAATTGTATTCGTCCAGCAAAATCGATGCCACGTATACCAAAAAGACGACAGCGCCAGCCAACTCGCTACTCATGCCCGACGCCAACGGTAATCTGGTCGACAGCGGTCTCACGCCTTTGGCTATTACCACGTGTTGCACGGCCGCTATAACAGCCGCCAATGAATCGTTGAAAATTGTCGATATCGTCGACACGTCTACGGCTACCGATAAACTTTATAGTTCTTCGAAAATTGACATGACGTATCAAAAGAAAACCACCGCTCCAGCCAATGCTTTACTCATGCCCGACGCCAACGGTAATTTGGTGGACAGTGGACTGACGCCTAGTGCCATACAAGCGTGTTGCACGCAAGCCGTTGGCGCTGCTACCAATTCCTTATTGAAAACAGATATTGTCGACACATCGACATCTACCGATAAACTTTACAGTTCTTCCAAAATCGACATGACGTATCAAAAGAAAACGACAGCACCAGCCAATTCGCTTCTCATGCCCGATGCCAACGGCAATCTAGTGGACAGTGGCCTAACTCCTACCGCCATCCAAGCGTGCTGCACGCAAGCTGTTAATGCTGCTACCAATTCCTTATTGAAAACCGATATTGTCGACACGTCGACATCTACCGATAAACTCTACAGTTCTTCTAAAATAGATGCTACGTTTACCAAAAAGACGACGGCGCCAGCCAATGTGTTACTCATGCCAGATGCCAATGGTAATCTGGTCGACAGCGGCATTACGCCGGCTTTCATCAGTGCTTGTTGCCAAGAAACGGCTGACGCTAAAATTGGCGTTTCCAATGCTTTGATGAAAAGCGATATCGTCGACACTTCCACTTCGGCTACTAAACTCTATTCGTCAAGTAAAATCGATGCCACCTATCAAAAGAAAACGACCGCTCCAGCCAATTCGTTGCTCATGCCCGACGTCAATGGAAATTTAGTCGACAGTGGCCTCACTCCTACAGCCATCCAAGCGTGCTGCACGCAAGCTGTCGGTGCCGCCACCAATTCCTTACTGAAAACCGATATTGTTGATACATCGACATCTACTGACAAACTTTACAGTTCGTCCAAAATCGATGCTACGTATAGCAAAAAAACGACAGCGCCGGCCAACTCGCTTTTGATGCCTGACGCCAGCGGCAACCTAGTGGACAGCGGATTGACACCAGCCGGTATTCAAGCGTGTTGCACGCAAGCTGTCAATGCCGCCACCAATTCCTTATTGAAAACCGATATTATTGACACGTCGACATCTACCGATAAACTCTACAGTTCATCCAAAATCGATGCGACGTATCAAAAGAAAACCACGGCGCCGGCCAATACGTTACTCATGCCCGACTCTAACGGTAACTTGGTCGACAGCGGCATCACTCCGGCTTTCATTAGCGCCTGCTGCCAACAAACCACCAACGCTACTACCGCTGTGGCCAACGCTTTATTGAAAAGTGATATCGTCGACACGTCCACTTCGGCTACCAAACTTTATAGTTCTTCTAAAATCGATGCCACGTATCAAAAGAAAACCACGGCGCCAGCCAACGCAATCTTGGTTCCCGATGCCAACGGCAACCTAGTCGACAGTGGACTGACACCGACAGCCATCCAAGCGTGCTGCACGCAAGCTGTCAGTGCCGCCACCAATTCCCTACTTAAAACCGATATTGTCGACACGTCCACGGCCACTGACAAACTCTACAGTTCGGCTAAAATCGATGCGACGTATACCAAAAAGACGACAGCGCCAGCCAACTCGCTGCTCATGCCCGACGCCAACGGTAACCTAGTGGACAGTGGACTGACACCGACAGCCATCCAAGCTTGTTGCACGCAGGCAGTCAGTGCCTCTACCAATTCCTTATTGAAAACCGACATTGTCGATACGTCCACATCGACTACCAAACTTTATTCGTCGAGTAAAATCGATGCTACTTATGCCAAAAAGACGACCGCGCCAGCCAACTCGCTTTTGATGCCTGACGCCAGCGGCAATCTAGTGGACAGCGGGCTGACACCAGCCGGTATTCAAGCGTGTTGCACGCAAGCTGCCAGTGCTGCCGCTAATTCGCTTTTGAAAACAGATATCATCGACACGTCCACTTCCACGACGAAACTCTATTCGTCAAGCAAAATCGATGCCACGTATCAAAAGAAAACGACAGCTCCGGCTAATGCTTTGCTCATGCCCGATGCCAATGGTAATTTAGTCGACAGCGGCATCACGCCGGCATTCATTAGCGCCTGCTGCCAACAAACCAGCAACGCCACTACAGCTGTAGCCAATGCCTTATTAAAAAGTGATATCGTCGACACGACAACGTCCACTAGCAAACTTTATAGTTCTTCCAAAATCGATGCCACCTTTCAAAAAAAGACGACAGCGCCGGCCAACGCAATCTTGGTTCCCGATGCCAGCGGCAACCTAGTGGACAGCGGATTGACACCAGCCGGTATTCAAGCGTGTTGCACGCAAGCTGCCAGTGCTGCCACCAATTCCTTATTGAAAACCGATATTGTCGACACGTCCATTTCGGCTACTAAATTGTACAGTTCATCCAAAATCGATGCCACGTATCAAAAGAAAACGACAGCACCGGTCAATGCTTTGCTGATGCCCGACGCTAGCGGTAATTTAGTCGACAGCGGACTGACACCCACAGCCATCCAAGCGTGCTGCACGCAAGCTGTCAGTGCCGCCACCAATTCCCTATTGAAAACCGATATTGTCGACACGTCCACATCAGCGACGAAACTCTATTCGTCGAGCAAAATCGATGCCACCTATCAAAAGAAAACTACCGCGCCAGCCAATGCTTTGCTCATGCCTGACGCTAGCGGCAACCTAGTGGACAGCGGCTTAACACCGACGTTCATCAACGCGTGTTGCACACAAGCTTCCAACGCGTTGACGGCCAGCACAAACGCTCTAGTGAAAACGGATATCGTCGACACTTCGACATCGGCTACTAAATTGTACAGTTCAACCAAAATCGATGCCACCTATCAAAAGAAAACGACAGCTCCTGCTAATTCTATTCTCATGCCGGACGCTAGCGGAAATTTAGTCGACAGTGGCTTGACGAAAACATCTATCGAAGCGTGCTGCACGCAAGCCGCTAATGCCGCTACCAATTCCCTATTGAAAACCGATATCGTCGACACTTCGACATCGGCTACCAAACTCTATTCGTCGAGCAAAATCGATGCCACCTATCAAAAGAAAACCACCGCGCCAGCCAATGCTTTGCTCATGCCTGACGCCAACGGCAACCTAGTGGACAGCGGCTTGACACCGACGTTCATCAACGCGTGTTGCACGCAAGCTTCCAACGCTCTAGCTACAAGCAATAACTCTTTACTAAAAACCGATATTGTCGACACGTCCACATCCGCTACGAAACTGTATTCGTCTAGCAAAATAGATGCCACGTATCAAAAGAAAACTACGGCTCCCGCTAATGCTATTCTAACGCCAGACGCTAGCGGTAATCTAGTAGATAGTGGTTTGACGAAAACATCTATAGAGGCGTGTTGCGCTCAGGCCGCCAATGCCGCCACCAACTCTTTGTTGAAAACGGATATCGTCGACACGTCCACGTCAGCCACGAAATTGTATTCGTCCAGCAAGATCGATGCCACTTTCCAGAAAAAGACGACGGCTCCGGCCAAAGCTCTGCTGATGCCCGATGCTAGCGGTAATTTAGTCGACAGCGGTTTGACTCCCACGTTTATCAACGCGTGCTGCACGCAAGCTTCCAACGCTCTCGCTGCTAGCAATAATTCGTTGTTGAAAACGGATATCGTCGACACGTCCACTTCTGCCACGAAATTGTATTCGTCCAGCAAAATCGATGCGACCTATCAGAAAAAGACGACGGCGCCGGCTAACGCTCTGCTGATGCCCGATGCTAGCGGTAATTTAGTCGACAGCGGCTTGACTCCCACATTTATCAACGCGTGCTGCACGCAAGCTTCCAATGCTCTCGCCGCCACCAACAACGTCCTCTTGAAATCCGATATTAAAGATTCCGGCTTATTGGGTGCTCCGTCTACCACTTCATTGTGGTCATCTAGTAAAATAGATTCGACTTTTCAAAAGAAATCGACGGCTCCGGCTAATACGTTGTTGATGTTGGATGCTAATGGTAATTTAGTGGGTGCCGGTTTCACTTCCGCTCAGCTTGAAACGTGCTGTTCGACTTCCAATCAAAGCGCGACTTCAACCAGTTTGTTGTATCTCCAGTACACCAACGTGTTTGCTTATTTTAATGCTGTAGCCAATACGTGGACTTTGGCGTCGTACTTTACCAAACGTTACGACACTACCGGCGGCTGGTATGCTAGTGGAAAATTTCAACCTAAAAAAGCCGGCGTGTGGTCGATTCGCGCGACTGCTTGGGCTCCTCGAACATTGGGCGGTAATCGTATTCATTTTTGTTTGGCTCAAAATGCGGCCATGAATCCCTTGTGGCAAGACGTCAATTCGTGGAATAATTCCACGCAAAGTAATTTGACAACATTTACGGCTAAAGTCGACGCTATTTTTGTTTTGAATGGATCCACCGATTACGTGTCGGCGTATTTTATGACCAATTCGTTGCCGCAGGATTTCGACGTTTTGGAAAATTGCAACATGTTTCAAGCCTACTATTTAGGTGGCGCTTAGATTCAAATCACTTTCTGAGAGATTCGAATCTTTATTCTATCGAAGGAAACGACGTCAATTCACTCGTGGTCAAACTTGTACTACTACTGCTACTGCCATTATTTCTGACTCGTTGAATGATTGTTCCCAGTAATCCGCCGATAATCATAGTGATTCCTACGTAGAGCAACCATTGGTATCTATCGGTAGTTTTAACAGCGGTAACGTCAACGGCGGCCAATTGAACGACTCCTTGCGGGTAAAACTGAAATTTACATCCGTCGCCGCTCTTGTAGAAAGTGATTTCGGGCACTTGTTTGGCGACGGTGCCACCCGTTTCCGTCAGACGAGCGTCGACGACGCGACACGATGACGATTTCAGGCACGCATCCATGGCTTGCCGAACGATAGTCGTCCTTGGAACGCTACCGTCCACATTACCGGTACAGGTGTCTCTGAACGGTCGCGTGTAATTGGACGATTTCATGTACGTTTTTCCTAGGGTAAAGTACAAGGCAAAAAACACGCCTCCGATGGCGATCATGAGAGGAAAAACGAAACGCAAAGCGTTGGACGTGACTCGCGCCGCGACCAGCACGGGCACGAGCACGAAAGCCAAAACGGCCGCCGCTAACCAGGCCAAATTGAAACCTTCCAATTTCGATTCGGCTTCCTGATTCAATCGTTGTTGCACGTCGTCGATGGCTTTCACGCCGAGCACGCTTTTCAGCGCGCACTTGTCGAATATTTCGCTCATCTGACTCAGAACGTTGTTGGTAATGTTGACGCTACCTTTGACGTTCTTGATGGTGATGCTTTGCACGTTGTTGGCGTTCAACACGCACGATTGACGGATAGCGTTGTTGATGGTCGTTTGGCTTTTCACGATAGATTCTGCCGTATTCTTGGCATCGTCAAAAGTAAAAAAATTCAATCCGCTCACCAACGATTTCGCCAATTGATCGAGTTGCACGCCGATTCTTTTTTGCGAATCGACATTACTGATGCTGTCCATCAATACCGTCATGTTGACTTTGGCCGTTTGCGTGATGGTGTTGCCGCTAATGTTGACATCGCCACCGCTACCGTCGACGCTGATGATTTGCGTGTTACTCGTACTAATGGTGCTCGTCTGTACCGTTTCAGCGGCTATTTTCGAATAGATATCTACGACTGCTTTAGCTACGTTAGTCGATTTAGCATTTCCCATTTATTATGCTTCTTTTACAACAAGGAAAATATTTTTTCTAATGTCAATGGATTCAAGAAATTTTCATAGTGATCCATGCACGTTTTCCAATTGTTCGGTCCGCATCCGGTGGCTTTGAATTGATCCGTCTTGTCCTGGCGCACGCGGTAACCGTACCACGCTCCGACTTTATCGGTTGACGCCGCGTCTTGATTGGCATCTTCCTTCCAGTGGCACTCGACGACGCAATCCGTTTCCTCGCCACGATACTCGCTGCACGGTGTGAATTCGACCAGAAAATAATTGGCGTCTGTATCGGGAGGCGTGTCGTTCAATTCGTCGTACTGCGCTCGAGCAATGAGGCACCAACATTTGCCGTCTTTGATGTAGAAATCGACCGTGTCGTTGGACTTTTTGTATTTGTACACGGGACTTTTGCCGTGAACTCGCGTTAAAATGAAGCCCTCATCGACGCTATCGTAATGATCTCGAATGTAATTGAACGGGTACGACGTAAAGACGCAATTGTTGAGAAATAGGATCTTGTTGTCGACCAATTTTTTCAGGGAATCGTGTCGTTTCGTGTAATCCACTCGAAAACTGTTGGTCTCAAACAGATAAATAACGTCGTCTTTGTTTTCGTCGCCTTTGATGTATTCGCCGTAGGCCACGAATTCCATGTGAGGAAACGTCGGCACTTGGCACACTCTCTTTTCGTTGATGTCGTACGCGTATCCGTCTCCGTTGATGGCCACCAGTTCTCCATCACGTTTCTTGGTCACGCCGTACAAACCGTGAATGGTCGGTACCGTAGCGGCAGTCAATGAGAAGGGTTTCTTGAAGAAGCGAAACAACATTGTGTGCAGTGTGTTCAGAGGATACTGTTAAACTTCCAACCTAGCGATTTAAAGATAGTTTTGCAAATTTTATCTGTCAATAGTTTTCTTTCATTGGATTTTATCAACATGAAATGATCAGCGTGAACGTTGATATTGTGATGCTTTAGTAGTAAAAATAAGATGTATTGTGTATTAAAATTTTTCTTATTCAATTCCTTGAAATTCTTCAACTCCATATTGATGATGTCAAATTCTTGCAAGAGCTGCTCTTCAATGAAGGAAATGTCGCACGGAGGTTGACCCGTAATCAAATGGTGAATCAACACGTAGTCGTCATAGTACTTACTGTAGCCTAAATTTTTCATAATCATACACACGTGACTGAGACTGATGGTCGTCAACCGATAGTCGCTCAAATGGTTACTAATATTTTCTAAAATAGTTGGAGGTATAGTGTTCTTTTGTTTACCCTGAAAACGTATCATGCAGTCGCGAAAATGTTGGTTTCGATCGTAAATGTATTTGGGATTGACGCGCGTCGTGTCCGTATTGCTCGACTGTATAAAGTAGACTTTCTCCGATTTGCACGTGTAGCAAATGTTGACTGTTTCGTCGAAAAAGTAGCCGAGAGTCGAACCGCAATACTGGCACGTGTTCGGATCGTCTTTTTGCTGATCGACCACTTTGACGTTGTAGTAGTACTTTTTGTAGCAATCAAAAATTTCCCAAAAATTTTTCACCACGTACGTTTTACGCGCGTGATGCTGCTGCTTGGTGCCGTCCTCTTTCTGGAAGAACGTGTTCACCGTCGGCATTTGCATCAGCTGCACGTACTCTTTGAGAATCGAACGAATTTCTACGAAATAGAAACGAATAAAATTAATATTTTTAATGGTGGTACGAATCTCGTCCAGATCGTCAATCAAGTGACTGCGAACGCGTTCCGAGAGCCACGGTTGCGACAGGTAGTCGCACACTTGTTGTTCGCGAGTCGTCAACCCTTCTAGCTGACTAATTTCCTCCTTAAAATGTGTTTCTATTTGTTTGTGAAATTCCAAGATATTATCCATCTTTACATCTAAACTAGGAATTTTTAATCAACAAAAATCTATTCTGGCGTTATAATAAATATATTATCAAAAAATGGCGCAATCGAATATCACTTCAGGATTTATTGATATTGCAACATTGGATGAGATCGAAAAGTACATGTACTCGGGACCCGATGCCATCGTTTACTTTGTCCGCTCCACCTTGAAATCGACTTGGTTCACTCAGATTCCCGTATTGTTGTCGCGCAACAACGGCAATGCCGGTTTCGGGCAAGAGTGGAGTGTCAGCGTCAGTCGCGCCGGTGACTACCTCATTCACGTGTGGCTTCGCGTCGTCGTTCCCGCCGTCACTCTCAAAATTACCAATAGCTTTGCCGCCAACGGTCGCCTTCGTTGGACCAAAAATTTCATGCACAATCTCATTCGAGAGACGAGCATTTCTTTCAACGATTTGTTTGCTCACACCATCCACAATTATCATTTGGATGCCTATTCTCAGTTCACTGTCGAAGCTAGTAAACGCGCCGCTTACGATCAAATGATTGGCAACATTGGCGACATGATCGATCCTCACGGTCCAGGAGACACTATTCCTAGTCAAACGCTCAATCTCGTTTTACCCTTCTTTTTCACTCGCGATGTTGGCGTCTCTCTACCCACCGCTGCCATCCCTTACAACGAGATGCACATTAATTTCCAGTTCCGCGACTGGAAAGAATTGCTCATTTTGGACAATGCAGCCGCCGCCGGAGCTCAAGTCAACGTGCCTGTTGTCGGTGTCGATATCGATGCCGCTCCCGTCTTGGAAAGCGTTCAAGTATGGGCCAACTACGCCATCGTCAGCAACAAGGAACGTATTCTGATGGGTAAATCTCAACGTACCATTTTGATTGAACAAGTTCAAATCGCTCCTCGTCAATCGTTCAATCCCAAAGCCAATCCAGTTCCTAGCTACGACGTTCGTTTCAATCACGCCGTCAAAGCCCTCTTTTTCCAGGTTCGCAATTCCACATTTGCCAATCAGTGGTCCAATTACACGACTGCCTCTCCCGTCGTCACTCCAACTACTACAGCTATCGATTACGAAAGCCGCTACGCTCGCGATCCCATCAAGCACACGACGCTCATCTACGAGAATTCCAATCGTTTTTCCAACATGGGTAGCGATTATTTCAGTCTAGTCAATCCCTACTATCACGCTCCAGCTTGTCCCACCGACACTGGCTACCATTTGTATTCGTATTCGTTGAAATTCAACGATCTCGATCCCATGGGCAGTACCAATTACGGTAAATTGTCCAACGTCAGCTTGGTGCCAGCTGCTAGCGATGACGCCATCATAGCCAGTAACGGCACAGGCCCCGTCTTGTCGGGCACCAATTTCGGTCAGACGTTCGAATTTATAGTCACCGTCATCGTCAACAATATTATCCGCATTGCCGGCGGTACAATGGGTTTCCCTGTTTTGTAAATTGAGAGTTTAAAAAGTGAGCTTGTACTAAGAAATTATTATATTATTATAATGAGTCTAAGATTGAAAAAAGAAAGATGGCAACCGGACCCGTTTGTGCCGCCTTTGACGTTGGAAGAAACGCGAGCCGCTTGCGCCGCATTGCACATTGTCGACTACCCGCAGGTGGAACGCGCCGTTCAAGATCCACCCATCGAAGGTCAAAAGTATGCTCTTTTTAGTTTTTTCCCAGCCGCTCCCGGCGGCATCAACAAGTACAACGTGTTGGCTTTCGCCAAAATTAGAGGCGTCTACGCCACCGAAGAAGAAGCGGCTACGGCTGCCAGAAAAATCATCAGAAAAACAGACAGTTGCAACAAGATTCACACCGTCGTCGTCGGTCGTCCTTTCCCCATCTGTGAAGCCATCATGGGTAAAGTCGTCGATAAGGTTGTTCTCGATGACGACTATCAACAGGCCGAAAAAGAGATGCGAAAACGCGCCGAGGCCAGCGAACAGGACACGACTCGAGAACTTCAAGATCGAACCAAAGCGCTACTGGACGACGTTGACGAAACCAAAGCCAAAGATCCCGTTGAAACGTACATTGTCAAACGCAACAAAATGGCCACCATCGCCGCTCTGTACACTCAACACTTGGAGCAAATCGAAAAATTTAAAACGATCATGATTAAAACTCATGGTGAAATTATCGAGTTGGAAACGCCTGAAATTCTCGCTTGCTACCAACAAGTTTACGACGCCAAATGTCAAGAATCAGGCATTGTCCCCGACGCCGTTATACAATCCTATTTTAAAACGATACCATCCTTTGATTTTTTAAATAATAAATGTTAGAAAGAAGTCAAATCATCGCCATAATAATAATTATGATTGTGACTCCTTGGCTCATGTGGATGACGATCCCTTTTGGTAGAGATGGCGGCAGTAGTCCGTCTCCAGGTGGTGGTGGTGGTGGCGGCGGAAGTCCTACTCCCGGTGGTGGTGGTGGTGGTGGCGGGGGTACCACTCCTCCGAAACCGGGTCCGACCCCGAACGGCGCGTTCCCCACGTCGCAAGAAATCATGTTTAAATCCAAAGAGGAATGTCAGACGAAAGGCGGTGTCTTGAACTGGGTCGGCGATTCGGTTTTGTTGACGTGCAACAATATCGTCCGTTTTGGACAGCCCGAATCGCCCATTTTCAATGAATTGGATCAAGTCAAAGCGGCTATCGCTTCGGGCGCTTTGAAACCGGCTACGGAAAAAGATCGATTGGTCGAATACTTTAAACTCGTCTATCCCAATTCACCGGCGACATCGTGGTCGTCGATGAGCGAAGCCGATCTCGTCGGTCGCTACCAAAAATTGGAAATCTACTACAAAATGCCTCCGGAAATTCAACCAGCCACGCCCATTACACCTCGTCGCGATGTGACGAATCAGTTTTTCCGCGTACCCAACGGCGTGACTCTCGATCAAGACGCCAATGTTTTGGGTCAAGTTGGACCCTATTTGGAAGTCATTCGTTTCGGACCCATGTACTCGTTTTTCGCCGACCCGACTCTTTTTGTCGGCACCTATTACTATCCCGTTCGCGGTTCGGGACTCTACTTGCCGTTGGGTAAAACCTTGGTGGCCTACAACAAAGTGCACGCCATGAAACTGTTGGGTGCCGCCAACGACCAAATCGTTTTGTACGGCGGTCGTGATTTCCAGTCGTTTTTGCGTCGCGATTCGGAATCGGCTGAATTTACAGCCGATGCTTTTGTCAGCGTGTGCGCCGTCAACAAACGAGCGACCAGCAACAATCCCGGTTGCGATAAAATCTTCAACTATTTTGCCAACACTATTCGCTACAAAGCCAAAGCTCTCGATCGACTCGTCGGCGAAATGGCCGCCGGTAAATCTCTGAGGTACGACACTCGAGCCGTCAACGGTGTCACTAAAAAGACGTTGGTCTACTACGGTTGCGGCGACACGGGCGATAAATTTCTGGCTCAATTGGCTCGCAATCGCGGCTACAATACGTTGCAATTTTTGCGCGAAGCTCAAATGGAATTGGACGGAGACGCCATCGTCGGCTATGAACTGTTGCATCTCGTCGAAAATGCCTACAGTCAAACGGCCCTCATGCGACTCGATCCCATGCGTATGCCATTGTACATGCCCGAGGGAACGACTCCGGCCATTCCACCAAACTATCTATTGACTAAAGATGTTATGAGCGTCGACGTGAAGGCCGTCATCAATTCAGAATTTAAACCGTTTAATCAAAAAGTCTTTGACATTGATCTCATTGTACAAGAACGAAATTCGAGAGCTCCAGCACCTCCGCCAAATCCAAATCCAGCACCTCCGCCAAATCCAAATCCAGCACCTCCGCCAAATCCAAATCCAGCTCCAGCTCCAGCTCCAGCTCCAAATCCAGCTCCAGTAGTCGTGGGCGCTTCTTGGGGTCGTCGTTATTAAAAAATTTCAAAAATATATAATGTGTTTTTGAAATTTAATCCGAAGAGTCTTCCGTATCCGAAGCCAAAACGCTAGTGATTTTACTAAACATCAGAGGAATGTCTCGCATGCCGTCGTCGGTCACGGTTGTCGACGACGTCGTGATGGTGGTCGAGGCGGCGGTCGTCGATCGTTGCTCTTTCAATTTCTTTTGGTGTTTGCTGCATTTCGTCGTGTTTCCGGAATTCTTTTGACCGCACTGTTGCCCGATACGTTGACCTTTGGTGAACGTGTGAGTGCACTTGTTGTCGTCGTTGACTAAAGTCGCTACAGTATCAGGGTCACTGCCATTCCACAACGTTCGCAGTTCCAATTCGTTCAGAGAATACCTGACAGATATTCTATCTATAAATGCGTCCACTGTATTTTGTTGTGCTTTAACCAAGTCATTGAGTAGTTCTAAAATGGTACTGACTAAATTTTCCGACATGGTGAACGTTTGATGCAACTTTCAAAACACGAGCGTTCGTCACCGTTTCAATTCCACGACTACTTGGCATTGTCAGCAACACAGCTTAAATAACCCACAATGGGTTTCTTTTTAGTTCCATGCGCTGGGCATCGTTTCAATGTCGAGACTGATTTACCTTTTTTTATTTCAGGTAAATGTAGAATAAATTATGAACAATTATCTGACGTATTCTCAGCTTCAGGGAAATCAACCTCTGAACAATAAAAGTATGGATAAAACCTCTCATTACGAAAAAGAAAAACCACCTCGTGACTACCCGCACGCTCACGGTCAACCGTTGACGCAAATGCCCCAGTTTTCCGATGTTCTCGCCCACTCACCGGCCAGACAATCGCATTCCATCATGGCGAAAGAAGTAGTTCCTCTGCATCCCGCTCATCCTGCAGCGCAACCCGTCAAACACACGGCCGTCGATAAAATCGTGCGGCAACATCGCAGCGACAACGACCACGGCGGCGAAGATTGTCCCATTTTCAGTCTCTACAAAACCGATTTGCAATTCAACAAGTACATTGCCGCCACGGTCGCTGCTGCTGCTCATCAAAATGTCTTTCCCGTCGAATTCGATTGGCGTCATCACGTGTCTCTTCCCGTCGCCCGTCATCAGGGAACGTGTGCCAACAATTTCGCCGTCACCGTCGTCTCGACTCTGCAAGATCGACGCATCGTTCACGGCGAACCCGCGTTCGACTACACACCTTGCATGAAATGTCACTCGGCCGAAGGTAATGCCGCGCAACTTGTCAGTCAATTGTCGTCGTCGACCACGCCGCGTTGCTCGTGTCTCTCTAAAATTCAAGCCACCGTCGACAATGTGCGCTGGCTGACGGACATTGACGCCATCAAACAAGCGATCGTCACTCAAGGACCCGTCATAGCCGGTATGTTGGTCTACTCCAATTTCTTGTCGGGTCATTTCGGTGAACACGGCATCTATCTCGATCGTGTCGTCACTCATCATCCGCACACCAAATTCGCGTCTCCCGCGTCTCTCGTCGGCGCCATCACGGTCGTCATCGTCGGTTGGGGTGTCGCCGCCGACGTGCAAACCAGTTCTTTCACCTACGAATCGGTTCCCTACTGGATTTGTCGCAACACTTGGGGCCCGCAATGGGGACCGAACGATGGCTACTTTAAAATCGCGACGCATCGTCACAATAAACATGTGCAACTCGAACGACCCTTTCATTACAAGCAAGCCCAGTGCGGTGGAGTGATCACGTTCGATTTACGTCCCCTAGCCAAAGAGTCGGCTTGGTCCACTTACGGCATTCCTATAGCTGTCGCCGTCCTACTTGTCGTAATGCTTTACGGAGTTAAATTGAAACTTAAAAGCGTGCGCAGAAGGTAAAAACGAAAACGAAATGTTTTGTCTATTTGAAAATTATTTATCGTCAAAAGATCGAGACGTTCAACCAGTCGACCATGTCGACGTTGAATGTCAGCACGTCTACTTTGAAAATAATGACGGGACATTTTGCAATCGTTGTCGTCAACAAATGACGTGTCAAAACACCAACCAGGACCAAATTCAACAAAAGGCCAACATTGGCATTCGTAAAGAAATGGAATTTTTAAATCTCAGTCCGGAAATTGTCGAAATGACCAACAAGTACTTTATCATGGCCTGTAATCAACGTATTCATCGCGGAAACTACCGAAAAGCCATCATTTGCGCGTCGCTCTTTCACGTCTTGATGCTGAAAAAATGTCCTCAAAGTTACGACACGGTCATCAGGTGGTTTGGCTTGACCAATCATTTCGCCAATAAAGGCTTCAATTTAGTCAAACTAAAAATACCCGAATTGTGCTACCTGCGCGAGTCGTACTCGGACACGGCCGACATGATTTTCAAACACATCGGTCTCGAAAGGGACGAGACCTTTTTGAAATTCATCAATCGTCCCGATATTATGGCTTTTATTCGTACGAAAATCAATCGACGCATGTACATGATTGTCGCCGCTTTTGTTTTCATTTACATTCGCCGGCAATACAATCCCTCTATTGTTCTCGTGGATTTCTGTACCAAATTGGAATTGTCACCCACCGTTGTCGAACGCATTCTGAAATCTATTCCCCAAGAAATACATTTCTAAAAAAGTGTGAAAATTTTTTAGAAATATTTGATTTCATCTACATAAAGCTATTTGAGAGAGACTGCGCGCGCTCATCATGTCTCAAGCCAGGTACGATCAATGTGAACGCTTGTTGCGCACAGACGTTCACAAATTTGCTCTCGCTCTCATGGTGGACTACTCGTTTCAAAATACCATCGACTGGCCGAATCTTTTTAAACAGCTACCGCTTCACATCTCGTTCCCCGTGCACGTGCCCGAAAGCTTTAAATTGAAACTCGTCGAATCGCTGGTTGATTGGAAAAAAATGAGCCGCGAACCCGAACTCGCCACCGATATCATCGATATTTACGGTCACCGGTTGGACTGGTCGCTCATTTTACAGCATCGTTGCATCCCTCTACCCGCCGCCATCGTCGCCAAATATCAATCTAAATTCGATCGAGCCATTTGTCAGCTGTTGAACGATATTATTTAGAGATTTCCTACCACATCTTGACTCTCTTCAATCACGTATCCATATTTCTCTTTCAAAAGATCTGGATTCGTTTCTTTGACGGCCTTCCATCTTTTGCCTAGCTCTCGTCTGACGTCGGACGCGTTCATGTCGGGATGATCCTTTTTGATGGCGCGTCGTTCGTCGGTACAAAACAAATTATAAATACTCGGTCGGGCGTTCTTTTTCGGTCGCACTTTACTCTCCAAATACTTGTTGTAGCGCTCCCTGTCGACCATAGCCTTGTCGATAAACGGTTGTTTCTCCTGGTCGCTCAAATTGCGCCACGACTCTCCGAAAAGAATCATGACCTTGTTGGGTTTGATGCCGGGATTGGTTTCCAAAATCTCGCGACGTTTCGACTCGCAAAAAAAGAGGTAAGCGCTAATGTTTCGCTGAGGTCCCTGGACGACTTCTCTCTGTTTCAAGCCCAACATCAATCCCACGCGTTTCTGAGTCTCGCCGCTGTGCCATTTCTCGATCAGGTCCACGTTGCCAAACAAAAAGTCGTCCGACATGAATTGATTGATAGCATTAAGGATGGATAATTTGGATTTCGAAATCATGGTAATGGTTTTCTTAATGATGGACTACTTTTAACTAAATTAAACTGTGAGGAGAGAATAAAAAATCATGTTGACACCGGCTATTTGTCAAGATTTGGTAATGAAAACGAGTGACGCGTGCGGGTGCGGTCCCTTGGACGGCTGTCAACATCCGCGACACCAGCGACCCTACAAAATGCACGAATGGATGACGCGCGTACAGGCCATGAACAATTTGACCAACAAGCAGGGACGAGTGTACACGGCTACTGTCCGTCACGACGACGTCGATCATCGCGTCGTTCTCAAGCATTTCAACAAGCCGGCACTGTTTGATCACGCCCGACGCGAGTACGTGGCCGGACAGCACCTCAACGCTCTCAACGTGCCCATGTTTGTCGAAACGTACGCCTCGTTTCATCGCAATTCAGGACCCTACAACTTGACGCGTTTCGTCGACGGTGAAACCTTCAAATCGGCCATGTCGAAAATGTCGCGTCAAAAATTCATCACGCTCACCATGCAAATGTGCGTCGCGCTTGAAATGGCTCAATCGGCCTTCCGTTTCGGGCACTACGATTTACATTTGGAAAACGTCTTGATTCATTTTTCTAGTAAAAAAACGCAAATTCTTTTCGATCAATATCACGTGTCTTTTTCCAATTGTTTCAATCCCGTCATTATCGATTTTGGCATGTCGTGCGGCAGCGATAGCGTCACCGGTGAAACGTGGGGCATGCGACAGCTCGAAAAGAAAGGCATCTACGAACATTTGCGTCCCGGCTACGACATGTTTGTCTTTTTTCTCTACTGTCACCAAGAGCCGGGTAAATTCGCCTTCTTTGACATTGTCGTCAAGGTGCTGGAGAGTTTTTACAAACACGACGTCGATCAGCCGCGTCAGTATTTGCAAACGTTGCGACGCGGAGCCGACAGTAAAACACCCAAACAGCTCTTTGAATTTCTCGTCCAATTCTCGACGCACGTCATAGTCAAACCTCGACGCGTCTACACGCTAGGCGCCATCCAACCTCCGCCACCAGATGCCGTCATTGACACGTACGTCGACAGCGTCTTTTATCAGCAGTTACCGTCGGCAGAGTTGACACCTCAATCGGACGCCATGGCTTTTCGCTCGAGTAAATCCGTGGAATTCAAAATCAACATGTATTACAAGATTTGCCAAACGTCGCTGACGTCGTCCTACGAAAAATGGATCAAGATATTTGAGCGCGAAGTCAAGAAATACTGGAAAGAAAAAGACGCTCAAGAAGCTCGAAAAAGAATTAAATGGCAATTACCTGTTTCAGAAATTGCCAATGCGTCTTGAACGTGGACTATAAGGACACGGCCGATTTCTACGAAGATGACGACAAACCCAAACAGTGTGCCGGCGTTTGCGTCGTCAGTCGTCGCGGTATTTTAATCAATCAATCGTACAATCTCTACTGGGGTATTCCGAAAGGCATCGTCAACGAAAGCGAATCGTTGCGCGAGTGCGCCGTTCGTGAACTTTTCGAAGAGACCAACCTCAAGTTGGATAAGAGTCAACTGACGCGCAACATGTTCAAATTCAAGTACAAAAACATTAGCCGTCAAGTGTGCGTGTTTTTCGCTCACGTTGACGCCGTTGACGTTTTACCTAGGATAAATACGGGAAACGATGCCGAATCTACCGGCTGCGGTTTCATTCATCCCAAATGTCTCCTCGAATTATTTTATTCTGGAAAAATTAAGATTAATTATTTCACTAGGGTTCTCATTAATAAAATCTTTTTATGACATGAGAAAAAAGCCGACATCCTGGTGGCGAAACATTGGCAAAGGTCGTTTGTTTCTCATTGCCTTTGTCACGCTGTGCGTGTACGCCATTTTCAGACGTGCCCGCGGCGTTCGCGGCACTAGCGACCCCCATTTGCTCGGCAGCGATTGGCGCCAACGTTTTCCTCACGCTTTCAGACCAGTAGACACGTCCATTAGTACTTCAACCGCGCCGGCCGACAGTCGCGGTGAATTGGCTTGCCGACGTCACTTGGAGGAGCGCTTCAATCGACCCTTTCCCAAAAAGCGTCCCACTTTTTTGCGCAATCCCGTCACTAAAGTCGATCTCGAATTGGACTGCTACAACGCTGAGCTGGCTCTCGCCGTAGAATATCAAGGTAAACAGCATTACCACTACGTGCCTCATTTTCACTCGTCGCGTGACGCTTTTCTCAATCAAAAGTATAGGGATCAAATTAAAAGAGATTTGTGTTTGAAAAACAATATTGTTTTGATTGAAGTTCCCTATACAGTCATTGATATTGAATCGTTTTTGGATTTGAAACTGAAAGAGCATGGATACATCTAAACCGTCACACGTCAGACAATTATTTCCAGTAGATTCTTTGCCTCTGACGCCTTCACCTTCGCCGCCGCGTCGAAAAATCGCCGTCGCCGTTCGTCGTCGCTTTCTTACCCCCCATCCCCCGGTTCCTCTGCATCAGCTCATGTCGGAAATGTCTCTCGTCGGATCATCGGAACGTAAACGCAAGCAAACGTCGCCTCGTAAATTCACCGTCGGTCCCAAACGCAAAGCGCCATCGTCGGGAGTGGACCGATCGCCGCCACTTTCAGAACCTGTACAAAAATCTAAGAAAAAATCTCAACGTCCAGATTTGGTTCATCCTCACCATCAGACTAAACTTTTGGTTCCATTTGTGGTCAAAGCCGGTGATCGATTGATTAAGAATCTTTTCCCTTCTCAGACCATCACTATGCAAAAGAACGAGTACGGACTGTACGTGTACGAGGGTTTCGTTTTGGATAAGAAATCCGTGGTTGGTAAATATCTGGGTGATGGTCAAGTTACGCCTTTGACTGACGAAGATTTTGAAAAGGCCAAAGAATTAAAAATTATAATATAAATGTCTCAGTTATATCAGTGTATTAAACAAGCCTCGATAAAATACATGGATGTCGACCCGAGAGAAATGCGAGCCTTCATTTTGAAATGTAACAAAACATTAGACATGCAATGTATCATGATGGAAATTGTGGACCATTTTGTCGACGAAACGGCGACCAAAGTCGGTGCCGTTCGTTGCGATGAAGACGACTACATCAACATGGTTCTCGACTTGGAAACGATTCCTTTTAAATTGATGGTCTTGTTTTACACTTTCCTGTCGTTTCACGCCAACAGTGTGGCCGTCGATCGACAGCGATTGGGACATTGAATAAAATTTCAAAGATGTTAAAATTTTTGAAATTTAACCGACAGCCACTGATGTGCCGCCGGCCACTGGTACTTCTACTGGTGCCGTGTTACACTTTTCCATGTGGCTAATAATGATGCTCTCGTCTAGACTTGTCGTCATTCCCACATTGCTAAAGTGTACGTTCTTATCGTTTTTCAGCATATTTTTCAGTTCTTTGCAAACGTTAATGTTCAAACAGTCGTTTTCGTAAATAGTCTTACACAACGAATATTTGGAGGCGAGTTTGGATTTGCGGCTGTTGACGTAGTTTGATTTGCCGCGGACAATTATATATTGATCGTCTTCGATTTTGACGAGTGAAATTTTTTCGTAACACGTTCGTTTCATGATCTTTTTGGAGATTTCCAATGGCTGGTGCTGAAATATGCAGCCGCCACTGTCGGCGATCGTGTCGAAATAGTTTTTCACGACGAGACAAAAATCGCGACACACGCGTTCGACGATCGTCTCGTTGATGCCACTCACAATAACTTTTCCCGATTGAAAAACGAGAAAAGTGATGTAATAGTCTTTGCGTTCATCTAGACCCAATTTTTTACTGCTGACGCAATCTTTGTAAGGCACGTGCTCTACAAAGCTGACTTCGTCAAAGAAGCTGACGTTACGGTGCATGACCTCGGTCGTTCCGACGTTGTACTTGCACGTGAACGTGCCGGATGTTTGTGAATTGAAGCACGTGTAGTTATTATAGTGAGGAGCTATCGTTTGGAAAAAAGTCATTAGACTGTCGGGTTCAATAGGACGATTAAGGTCAAGGACAAAATTACTCATAACTTCGTAAATATAAATTTCGCAAGTATCATTTTCGTACATTTTGGGATACAATAGTTTAAGTAAAGAGATAACATACTGAATGGCTTCGTAAGCGCACTGAAGGGTAATATTGCCTGTGAATTGAAAGGAACCGTTTTTACAAATTTTCATGGAAATTTGCTTGTTGAAACTGAGAAGGTAGAGGTCGCAAGTGAAGGCGTTTTTGAAACCCGTCCGCAATTGGATGATGCTGTTAACCTTTTTGTCGTTGAAGATGTATTTGGAAAACAATTCCATACATTCTACAATGTTCAATTTTATTTCTTTACCGCTGGCAAATCTAGTCTTTCCCACCATTGTTCTTGTGGTGCAAAAGAAGGAACCGTTGTCGTAAGATGAAGGCATCATGGTGGTATTGGTTACGGCGGAACACATATTAACTTAGACATAAAGAAAGAATGTGTAAGATATCAACTTGCTTTTAATCAGAGGATATTTTTTTTAAAATCGGTATAACTCTTGAGAACGATTTCGTACTCGGCTTGGGTGACGATGCCGTCGGTGAGCACGTTGTCGACGACGTGATCGAGATGCGACAGTGTCGCTTGCGATCTGGCGACTATACTGGCGTATCGCGTCTGTTTATTTTTGTTGCGTTCTTCGGCGAGATCGCAGCAACTCGTCACCGCTAGTCCGCCAATAGCCAAGGGTACGGTGACGCCTACTGAAATGGGGAAGATGACGGCCGTAGCCACTAGGGGAATGGCGCACACGTTGACGAGCGAACGTATCGATTCGTTAAAGTTAGCCCAGCCTTTTTGTCTGCCCAATTTCTTTTCGTATTTGGCGAAGGTGTCGCGTACATCTTTTCGAGTTTCTTCCACCTTTACTATGCGTTTTCTGTTCAATTCCGACAGGTCGTTGACGTATTCGAATGGAAAATTGTGACGAGGCGGCGCCGTGGCGATATCGACCGCGACTTCCTTCATTTATTATATGATATACACGCATACAGATACACACAAATTACTGAATTTTTTTATTTTGGCTTAATGGAGCAAACACCGTCTTGACAGAAAAAATCGGGTTGTAAGGCCGGATGTTTGTACAAGGGTTTTCGTTTTTTGTTCTTTTTCGCCTGTTGTGCGGCTAAAGGTTTTTCCACTGTGGTGGTCACAACTTCATCTTCATTGTCGTGGGTAAATTGTCGAATTTCCTCGTCAATGGCGTCGGCTTCGCGTTTCAAGGCGTCAGGTAGACCCGTGACGTCGCGTGTGTCCGGTAGACTACTCGACAACTCAGGTAGGTCGCGTTGTTCATCGTCGGCCACGGCATCGGCCAATTGTGAAACAATGTCCTCTGGTTCATTGACCTCTTCTACTACTGCCGGCAGTGGTTCTGGAAGCGGTGCTGTTACTGCCGGTGGATCGTCAAAAATTTCTGTAATTTTCGACGTCCGCGGCAGTGGCGACGTCCCGGCCAACGCTTCGGCTTGTCTGGACCACAAAGCCGCTAGTAATACTTCTGGAGGCACCATGGGCGGCGGCGGCGATGCTGGGCGAGGTGGAGTTGGTCGTGCAGCAGCTGCAGGCATGGGTTTTGGTGGTGTTGCCGGCATGGATACAAGCTTTGCCTGCGTTGGTGGTGGCGCTGGTTCATCATCATCATTTTCTTCTTCTATTTCGTCTAGCTGACGCATTTGCTGAGATAATTCGTAATCACTCGTATCGATAGTTTCCTTTAAAAAATCGTTCTTCTTTTTCAAAAGATTAGGTCCTATGAACGAAATGAGAGGCGTGATGGCTGTCGTGGCCAGATTCATGAGTTGCGACGTTTCTTCAGCTGGCGAAGGTTCCAATTCGATGCCCTCCATCAGCGATTTGACGAGTCGTTTTTGTTTCTCTAATTCTCGGCGGCACTGATCGTGTTTGCGCTTGAAATAGAAGAGAGCCAACGATAACGCGATGCACGCCAGGACCAGAATTTTGTTCATTTTTTATTATTAGAGAGTTAAGAGTTTGTCGTTTTACAATACAAAAAGATACGACGATGATGCACGTAGATCAGCAGCAACAACGTGTCCTTTTCGAAGCCGTGTCTCGAGCCAAGGGACTCTTTTACAAGAATCTCTTTGATTTACATTTACAAATTAGTCCTTTGTGCGACAAAAATCCTCGCATCCGGCAAACGTGTTTCAAAATTCGCAACAACGGTCTGCAAATCTATACCAATGTCCAACACCACATTCACGCCAATGCCAAAGTGACCAAAGAGGCTTTCGATACGTACACGTTGAATATCGAAGAGCTCAACATTGGCATCAGTCTAGAGTACCTGAAAACGACGTTCAAAAACGCCAAAAAGACGGACGACGTTGTTTTCACCGTTCTCAGCGACGACACGGACGACACTCTTCCCGGAAATATTTGCATTCAAATCATTAAGACTCAAAAGACGTCGAAAAATAGTCAAACCAACGACTATCCCAAAGTGAAATCCAACGCTAAAATCAAAGTGACTCTCGTTCAGAATCAGCTACTCGAATTCGGTGAACGCATCACCGATCCCGTCAACGTTTCCAACGAAGAATACCTCAGCATTTGTCGCAACATTCAAATGCAACCCGGATGGATCGACATTTCACGCAGCGAACAGAGTCTCAAATTTGCTTTCCAAGTCAACGAAATCATCGAATGTTCCACCATTATCGGTGAAGCCAGTGAACCGCTATCGCCGCCTCAACGTTTCAATGCCAACAACATCAAAAGTACCAACAAAATCGCCACTTTTGGACCTCAACTGAAAATCTACTTGAATAAACATCAGCCGATGGTGATTGAGAGTAACAATGAACACATCAATATCGGAATCTGGGTCAAATCCAATGACCAAATTTCTGAAGAAAATAAATAATATAAAATGATGAATAGAAAGGTGTTTGTAGGTGGAATCATCATCAGTCTATTGGCGATAGTCTACTTGCTGTCGTATCCGAAACCCGTCACCCCCACCGTTCAACAACAGCGACCAGTCGTCGTCTACGAAGCCATGAAACGACCGGCTCCCGTCAGACGTCCTCTGCGCTCCTTTCGTCTTCCTGCTCCTGCTTCTCCTAAGCCGGTAACCGTTTCACCACCAGTACCAGTACCAATGCCAGCTCACGTCATGTTGACGCAAACGAGCGAATCTGCTCGTCCAGATGAAGAGTCGCGTCCTTTTCCCGATGAAGCGCCGCCATCATTCGTCGAACCGCCTCCGCCACCGCCGCCGCGTTTAGCTCCATCGTCGCTCACGCAGGCGTACACGCCCACAGTGTTACCTCGAAGAGCCAGAGCGTTACCGATGAGTCGTAAAAGTTTCCGGTCCATGCCACCGCAATCTTTTACGCCACCACCACCACCACCACCTGAAGCGGATCGGCGACCCGTGACGCTCATTAAAGATCTTTGAATAGTGTCATTTTAAAAGTTTTGGTTAATTTTTAAAATGATAGAGTTTTCTGTGGCGTTTCATGGCTCGTTCATTTTTGACGCTTTTACCGCACGTTGAACATTGACACGGGTCTTGTTCGATGCGAGTCACGCAGCACTGAAATTCTCGTTCGTTTAACCACAACGGTCGATAGCCGCACGACTGAAACACATAGTTGACCAACGACTGATGACTGGACGTTTCAAACCATAACGTTTCGTAACCTTTAGCGAAATTACCCGTCGATGTGACGACGACCACGCACACGGCGGTCGTGTCATTCCTCCACGTAGCCGACCAATTGGCGTCGAATTTCAAACAAATTCCTCGACGTTGACATGCGGCAAAAAGAGTCATTGTCACAACACATATATTACACGACCGGACGGCCAGCGAAGAAGCTATGCTCTCTGTCTTTATATAATATTCGTTCCTCATTTCTCTAAATTAATAAATTATGAATAATCAGTTATGGTTGATTATGTTTTTCGTGGTGATCTTGGGAGTACTCGGAGTTTTTGCCTTTACAGAGAAAAGACGGTCACCTGCACCGTTACCACCGGCTGAACCCACGTACGGTCTGTACGGTGGCGCGCCTCTCATGTTTAACGGTGCCATTCTACCGGCGACGATCGATTTACCTAATCCACCCCAACCCCCCATCGCGGCCTACACGCCTTACGGTGCCTATTCGGAACAGTCGCTAGGCTTTCCCATCGGCAACTATTGGCCCAGACCGGACATGATGACGTTTCCCGAGTTTACAATCCCCACCTACATCAATGCTCCCGATAGTACGATGAAACCTCCAGTACCGGGACCCGGACCCGCGCCCGGACCCGTGCCCGTACCCGTGCCTGGACCCGTCGACGCCAAACTTGCCGCTAATTTAACGAAATATTTCAAACAATTGTGGCCAAATATGACGACGTTGACTGACCCGGTCAAATTGGAACAAATCTACGACAATTTAGACGCCTACTATCTCGATTGGATTCCAGGCAAAGAAAAAGCCTCAGCGTCCAACTACAAAACCGATCGTATGCCTTTGTTGACGGCCATCGATTCCGACGCCAAACTCGACTACTCGCGACTATTTGACGGCAACGTGTGCGATTGTTTGCGTATCGCTCACAAAGAATGCATCTACAGTCCTAATCGATTGCAAGCCAAAGAACTTTTGGACTGTCCCACGTGGCCCTACATGGTCGTCAATTTGACCAACGCGTGGCTCATGAAACGCGCCTATGATACCAACAATCCCGATAGCAATTATCGCAAAGATACCATCGTTCGAAACGGCATGTCGGGCATGAAAGGATTTCCCAACGATTCTTTTTACGAAGGTTTCGTCTATCCGGGCGAATACGCCGTCCCCGATTTGTGCAGCAGTAAACCCGATCCGTTTTTCGACGAAATGCAACCCGGTCTGACGTCCGGTGGTCAGCCACTCAACATGTCGCGTCGCAATCCACCGTGGTGGTATCCTCAAGATTGCTCTTCGACGGCTTGCGAATTCCCCGACGAAAAATGTTTGACCGTCGTCAGCGACGGCTCGTATGGTGGATCTCAATCCAAGGGCACCTTTAAACGTTGCTATCGCGACGGAACGTACACGATCGGCAATAAAGCTCCCGCTTCGGCGTCACGTAGCGGCTTTGTGCGCGAATACTTGACGACCGACCTGAAAGACGACTGTCCCGGCGGTTTCCCGCCCAACATTTGCGCCGACGTTTCTCCGCGCGATTATCGCGGCTACTGGACGTACCCTTTAGTCGGTTGCGGATTGTGGTGGACCGTCGGCAAATCGGTGGCCGTCAACACTAAACTCGGTCTGCTCTTGGCTCCCAAATCGGAACAGGGATTGGGTCTGGATTTCGATAAACTCATGGAATTGCGCACGCAAACCAACGCTTTCGAACAGAATTTGTTCCAACAAGTCAATCGAGTCATGCAAATCATTCGCGACGGTAGCGTACCCGCTAACGGCACCATGTGGCCGGCTATGACGTTGGACGTATTGAAACAGCACGGTTACAAGGGCGCTCAGATTGCCGATAGAACGCAAGCCTTCAGCGCCGCCAAAGATCTCGTAGCCTACTGGTACAAAGAAGGCTATACGGGTCTCGATTCCACTCCTCACGGTTTCAATTACAATTACTCGAAATATTTCCCGTTGGGTTGTCATTTTTCGTACGCGTCTCGTTTCGATCATTTGCTCACCTCGTACATGACGGTAGCCAAATTGGATTCCATTCAGTTTTTAGTGGAACCGCAAAACGTCAAAGTCGGTCTGCGTCCGGCCTACATGTTTGAAATTTTCAGCAAGAAACCTCGAACGGCTGATGCTATGGTCGGTTCGGCATTCCAAGATTTCAGTATCACGTCGTGTCGCGCGTGCTACAGTCTCGATCCGGGACCTCAAATCGAACAGTACATCAAGTACGGCTACTTGCCGGCATCGGCCGTCACCACCAAGAAACTCATCGATCCCGCCGTCTTTTTGGCTCGTGCCAGTGCCAAGAGTTTCACTCCGGCCGTGCTTTAAGTTTGCATCAGAAAGCCTCATCGCCTACAACATAAAGATAATGAGTACGCGTGTCGTTTTGAAACGCGTCGAAGACGAACAACGTCTACGCGATCGTTTTACGGTCGTTCTCGAAGACAAGACGACTCGCGTGTGTTTTGTCGACGGTGTTTGGCCGACGTTCAGTGTCCCTTTCTCGGCCGTACCGACGAGCGGCAACAATCGCTTGTATCGACCTTGTCTCTCGTTTCCCCGATTCACGGGCACGTTGCGTCCCGAACAGGTCAATATTCATCAAAATGCTCGCATCAAATTGGCCGAAACGCACGTTGTCATGATTAGCTGTTTTCCCGGTTTCGGGAAAACCATAACCACCCTGTCGTTGGTGTGCTCTCTTCGCTTGCCGGCCATCATCGTCTGTCATCGCGTCTGTTTGGTTCAACAATGGCGCGAATCGATCGCCACGTTTTGCAGCGGCGATGCTCTCGTCGTCGACTTGCCAGGCTACACGGGCACCGACTATCATTTTGGCATCATCAACATTGCCAACGTTCACAAATTAAACGACATCCCGGTCGATCACGTGCTCGTCACCGATGAAACCCACTTGTTGCTCAGCGAAAAACGCAGTTTGAATTTGTTGAAATTCTGTCCCAAACGATTCATCGGCTTGACGGCGACACCCTATCGTCCCGATGAACTGCACGTCTTGTTTAAATTTTTTTACGGTGAAAATTTCATCGTGAAAAAATTGTTCAAAAAACACGATATCTACACGGTGTACACGGGCATAGTGATGCTCGAGCGGCGCATTTACGGCAAACTCGACTGGAACTACATGTTGGAACAGCAAGCCACCAACGTGCAGCGTCATCGTTTACTGGTCGACATTATTCAAACGTTCCCCGCTGACCGCACGTGGCTCGTGCTCGTCAAACGCGTGGCTCACGGTGAAGCGTTGCGCGATTTACTTTTGACCGTGCGACCGTCGCGCGTCGTCAGCCTCCTCACGGGCAACGTGCACACGTACGACAAACAGTGCGACATTTTGATCGGCACCGTTGGCAAAATCGGGACGGGTTTCGATTTTCCCAAATTGGATTCCCTACTCGTCGCTGCCGACATGGTTCAATACTATATCCAATTTCTGGGCAGAGTCATGCGAACGAAAAACGTGCCCGTCGTCGTCGACGTGGTCGACCAGCACGCCATCATGAATTTGCACTACTTGTCTCGCAAAAAAGAATATCTCGAACACGGAGGGCGCATCATCAATGCCAACGAACGCGTTCGAGATTTAACCACCACCACTACTAACCCGTAGCGGCGGCGGCTTCGACGTCTCGCGAAACGATCGTCACGTGCAACGATTTACATTTCATGGGAAAGACGAAATGCTTCCTGAATTCGTCGACAAATTCGCTAAAAATAGTCAATCGAAGATCAAAGACGGTCGTCTGTTTGGTTCTATAGATGAAAGAATTGAGCGATTCCGTGTGATGCCTCAGTCGGCACATGTTGTGACTTTCGTTGACAAACACCCCGGGACCGATCAGTTTAGTTTTCTTGCAAAAATCGTATTTACATCGGGTAATATTGGTAAAATGATGCGCGAATTTACACAGATTATTGTAGACGCACGGTTTCTTTAGCAAATAGAGTCGACAGAGTTTCACGTTGACGACGCGTGACGGCACCGTCGGATGCCTCGTGTTCCATCGCTGAGGTATCGTGTACACTTGGACGTGATTGTTGAACATTTTATCGATATCGTCCGTCGACTCGAACAAATTATAGTGGATAGGTTTCGGAAATATATATCGTCTTTTTTTGGTTGTCATCTCGTCTGGATCGTCATCGTCGTCATCGCCACCGCTGCTGCTGCGATATTCGACAATGGCCGCGTCTCCATCGTAATCGAAATAGTCATCCAACTCTTCTTCGCTGCTGACGAGCAAGTCGTCTTCGGGTACCGCCGCGATTTCATCCGACATTTTTCTATTGTTCTTGACCAATTCTTTATCATCTTGAATTACACAACATTTTTTGAAAAATTAATTTGTCTTGTACAATTCTTTGACGCGTTGCAGCGTCTGTTCTTCTTTGCCCAGTCGACGATTGACGTGGTTGTGAAACGTGAACCAAAAGTAAAACAAATTGGCTTTGTTCAGACACGCCCATGTCAACGCTTCTCCTCCCATTTCACTCGTGTAGGTGTAGGCCAAATGTTGGGCTGCCGTCGTCGGCAACCAGATGTGAAACGTTTCGAGAAATTGACGCATGCGCGTCTGATCTGCAAACGTGGGTTGATCTCGATACGTCAACGCCGTCATGTGTAAAAAGAACCAGAATGGCGGTCCCCATCCCGCCACGCGCGTCGAATACATGTTTCTGGCTTGCATTAAACCGACGAGCGGTTTGTGAAGGCGTTGATTGACGGCGTTGTGAAAATGGACGTAAAACTCGAAAAGCGATTGACGCGACATGGTCGCTTGCAATAAATTGGATTTCGACACGTAGTCTCGAGCGTGTTGCTGACAATAGGGACAGGGTAACAAATTGGGCAACAAGATGAGAAAGTCAATGGCCGCTTTTACGTGAGGCGACGATGGTGTCGCCGGATAGGCCAGACTGCTCGTGTGTAAAAAGAACCAAAAAGAAGGTCCCCAATCGGTCGTCGATCTAAACGATGATCTGTTTGCGTTCATTTATTGGAGGTTATTAAACGTAGTCGTACATGACGTTCATTTGCGGCGCAAAACTGGCTCTACGATGGCGACGACTCGACCGACGCATGGTACGTCTCATGGTCGTGGCCGAAGCGCGACGTTTAGACTTTCGGCGTTTAGTTCGACGAGACTTTCTACGCGATTTCTTTGTCACTCTGGCCATGAAACACTTTCGTTTTCCATTGGCCCTAAAGCAAACTTTTCTCTTTCTAGTACGAGCTACCATTTTATTTAAATAAAATTAATAACGGCGGCGACGTTTGCTGGTCTTGCGACGTTTACTAGATTTGCGCGACTTTCTTTTTGAACGTCGCTTGGAGCGACGTTTGGACTTGCGAGATTTGCGACGAGCCTTGGCTGCCGCCGGTCCCAACAGGAAATCCGGTGGCGGTGGCAGCTCAGCCTCTATTGACGGTGTCAGAAATACTGACGGTGCGTCTTCCGCGAGATCTAGGGAGGGATCGTAATTTCTCGGTCCAAAATAGGTCGTCTTGGGGTACGGACGACGACGAGTGTACCTTCGTCTCGTCCTTCTTTTGGTAGTGACACGTTTATTGGACCCTCTTTTAAACCAATAACATCTCTTATAGTATCCTTTTCCTTTTCTAGATTTGACCATTATTATTTATTAATATCAATTGATTTTAAAATTGCTCACAAATTTTAATGTAGTTTGTGTGTACACACGATGAATGATTTAGAAAAGTTTGATTTCAATCTGGACGCTCGCGATGAGGACATGTGGTCGTTGCTGGCATTTGTCCAAGTGTACGACATCAAGAGTCTTCCGGTCGAAGTGTCGCAACAGTTGACGCGGTTCTATTGCGACAAAATTCGTCAGGTTTCGAAACAAACAGGTCGTGACGTCATGGACGACCATTTTCTCAATACGGTTCACTATTGCATTTGTCGTGGCTACGAATTTTTTCGTAACCTAACACCCTTCAAATTGCGCGTGTGTTTGGCGACGCGATCGCAAGTGAATGCCTACTGGCTCGAACGCATTGCTTCGTTGATGCAATTTCTATAAGTTCCAATATTTTTCATGGAATATTGGAACTATTTCTTAATATAAATCTTTGATTCGAATAAAGAAAAATGATGCAAACACTTCAATCGAATGCTTTCGAGACTCTTGTCGTAGAGTTCAAAAAATATCTGGCTTTACAGGTGCCGTCCGAGTTGGCCGTCGTCTTTCTGACGGGTAGCGACTGCAAGTATTGCGTGGAAATGCGAGAGGTCATTGATCGTGTCATGCCTCGCTATATAGGCAAAGTGCAATTTTTCACCGTCAATTTGAGCGAGAACAAGTCGGTCGTCTCGAAAGCCGAAGGTAGCGTCTATCAGGATGGCAGCGACGCTTCCATTCAACACGTACCCATCGTTATTTTCTATCGCAAACAAATGCCCATCGCTCGTTTCAAGGGTCAGTACAACGAACACGATTTCGCTCAGTTCATCGCGTCCGCGATCGAAGGTTCGGTCGCGGTTCCAGCTTACGCTCCGCCTCCGTCGTACGCGCCACCACCCGCCGCCGCCGCTGGGTATCCAGTAGAGCAGCCGGTTGCCGCCTCCGCTTATCAGCAGCAGCCGTACGCCTATCAACAGGCAACGCCGCAACAGTATCAGCAGCAGCAGCAGCATTATCAACCGACTGCGGCGACGGCACCGGCTAAACTTCAGCAATCGTACTACAACACTCCGTACCGTCAACCTCCTCTGCAGCAGCACCAACAAGATCTCTACAACAGACCGGGAGCAGCTGCCGCCGCCGCCGACAACGCGCCCAGCATCGAAAACTGTAGCGGACGTAAATTTTGCTATTCTACCTACGCAAATGCTTATAACAGTTGTTAAATAATTGTTTGATGTAGATAAAAATGGAGAAGCACATTGAATGGCTATCTCGCAAAAGCGATGTGTTGAAAATGTTTTTCATGATGATTCCCGTCGGCGACGCTTTCCATTTACCCGATTGCAGTTGGGCGTCAGAGACGCGAGGACCCGACACGTGCGTCTGTCAGCACATTATGTGGCGCGTTTACGGCGTTTTGACTAGCAGCAGCAGCAACGGCGGCGACGGCCCTCAGTCGCTCGTATAGCGCTTCCGTCACGTAATCTGGACAATCGACGTGCACGTGATCGACGTAGAAAACGACAGCGACAACGTCAAAGGTCACATGTCGTCACGCGAATTCTCTCAACCATTTCAATGTCGACTCCAAATAACGACTCGTGTACGCTTCTGTAAATGTTGCCGTTTCCTTGTACCATTCTTGATATGTTTTTATCCAATACATGAGTACCCCCTGTAAGTCTTTTGATTCCAATGTCGCGTGACACGCTTCGATGGGGACGATAGAGTCGTCGAGGTGAAACAAGTGCGTAAACAATTGGTTTTCGCGCAACGTCCGGACGCTTTTCCAGCGACCCACATCTCGCCATTGTCGTTCATTATCGCTACAGCTGCTGCTACCGCTGCTGCTACAATCGGAATTGTAACCCGAAGCTCCTCCTTCCGTTGTGGGCGGAGTTTCATCTTCGTCGCGTGGGTAGTCGGCGCATTGAGTCACTCGCGCTAGCAAATCAAAAAGACTGCGTTTGAATTGTCGATGGCGTCGAGCGTGTCGCAACCCGACTTCAAATTCCACGCCCCAATGCTGAAAATTCTTTTGCAGAATGTAAATGTCGTGGATGGGACAAAAGACCATAGGATTCATGTAGTGATGCGTTTGAGTCATGGGCGCGCGTAAACCTGTCACGCCCCGACAGTAGCTGAACCCGAAATCGATCATGATGGGACGATAGTCATCGTACGGCAATATGGTACGCGTGCCGTCGTTGAACGTGTACACGTGTTTACTTTGCGACGCTTTCACCATAAGAATGTTGTCGAAATGCAAGTCGTAATGGGTGAAATCGCAGATTTCTCTGGCCACTTTGAGCATGCAATAGAGATGCAAATAAATGAGCTCTTTTTCGCTCGTGTTCAGCTCGTCCATAGCGTCGTACAGAGTGAATTCGTGTTCGATAAACTCCATGACAATACACTGCGATTTCGCCGTTTCCTTATAGTCCAGCAGTCGAGGGAAAAAAGATTTCATTCTCTGGTCGCTGTTCAAGACGAGCATAACGTCGCGTTCGTGTTGCAAATTCACGTCCGGTAAGCTATTGGTCTTGTAAATGGCTTTCTTTTTTTTATATTTTCCCTCGTAGACGGTGCCGTAGTTTCCTTGTTTGGATAGTTTTTTCATCGTATATGTGTGTTTATGTGTCTCGGTTGATTCTTTTTAGGAGCCAAATAAATTTGATTCACCACGATTACCTGTAAATTTTACAGATATATTGAACGTCGAGCTAAAAGAACGTATTACCACAATAAAAATGACTGAAAAGATGGTTTCTCAAGAAAAGATGGTTCGTCAAGGAAAGTTGCACGTGCGTCAAAAGAAGCAGACGCGCAACGAGAGCATCAAGTCGTGCAAAGAGACACTGGAACGGCTCATCAACACCTATCAGATGGAGCCAGAGTTTGCTCACGATTTGGAAGAGTTTAGCAAGCTCTTTGCGTCCATGTTGAAAACGCTCGAAACGGTGAAAAAGACGCGCAACAATGCCAACACGGGATTGGGTAAGAGTCGACCCGTCACGGCCGCCACGCGCGCTTTCATCAAGCAAGTGTCTGGCGACGACAACGACAACGGGGCGTGTTCTCGTTCCGTTCTCACCAGTCTCATCAGCCGCTACGTCAAGGAAAAGCAACTTCAAACCCACGAACGCAAAACCTTGTTCCAATGCGACGAGGCGTTGTGTAGCATTCTCCAATGTACCGCCTCCATGTGCAACGATGCCAAGAAATTGGAAAAGTACTTGGAACTCGAGTGCATTCAAAACCGCGCCTACATGCAACAGTATATAATCGGCTTACTCGAGTCTGGTTCAACCATTGAGTTGGCGGACGAGCTGAAGTTGCGTGAAAACGATTTGATTTCCTGGACAGAATTACAGAAGATTTTGTTTTTAACTTTCGAAGATGAACAGCAAAGCAGCCCTAGCCAATAAATTTGCCGAGAAAGCCGGTTTGACCGATGCCAAATCGACCACCATCCCATCGTGTAAGTCCATCAACAAGCCGGCCGGACTTTTTATTGGCGAAGACAATTTGAAGTCTTCTGGATGGAAACCTGAACTGATGGCTGTTGGAAAACCTCATAAACTTGTAACTCGAAAACTCGACCCCATTACCAAAGGCTTTGAAGAAAAGCCAGGTATTCTTTTGGATGCTCCACGCCTTCTCATTTTACGTTCGTCACCGTTACTTTGTAAAAATCTTAACACTGGTTATGTTGATGGCTTGTGGAATGCTCCTCTGCACAAACCGGTATCTTATTTGAGATGTATGAGACGTCATTTAGTTTTGTTTGTCGATGAAAAAAATGAGCCGATGCACACTCGTCCCATTCAATTGAGTGCTATGGGACATTTTATGTATAACTTTGATAAAATGTATGAGAAATTTGTTGTCACCATGATGGCCCAGGAGAACTTGCCTTTTGGCGGTAAATTGGACGACACTACGGACAACAAACAGCTCTACTTTTCCAGCTTGTTTGTTTACGCTCCTATTTTCCAGTCGCAAGCCGTCGGCACGCCACCCAATTCGTCGATGGCGTGCATCACTACCGATTTCAAACCCAGCGTCATGATTGAAGCCAACGATGAGCACATGGAAGTTTTCCAAGCCGGAAAGAATTGGTGGAAAAAGGCCGTCAAAAGTTTGTCGTCACTGGAACCTTCTCCCACTCCAACCGTGGTCGACTCGAATTTCGGCGGCGGCGAGAACATTATCTACGAAGAAGAAGTCGACTTTTAATTTTCTTTGTGTTGGTAGTCACATGTAGTAGTGATGGTAGAAAAACAGTAGTTGGTAGTAGTTGGTAAACTTTCAATATTTTTCACATTTTAAATATTGAAAGTATATAACAATAAAATATGTCTGACGTGATAAAGTTGGAAAAATTGCCCAATTATGATTGTATTTTGCCCAACCAATACACGTATAAAGATCGAAAAGCTAGAGGTTCGAAAATTATCATTGTCGGCAAACCCGGTTCGGGTAAATCGACGTTGCTCAAATCGATTCTGAAAGCCAAAAGCGATATCATTAAAACGGGCATTGCCATGTCCGGCAGTGAAGGTGCCAATGAATTTTATAGGGAATTTTTCCCGCCACTTTTCGTCTACGAAGAGTACGACGATCAAGTGCTAGCCGACGCTTTGACACGTCAATCCAAGGTTATTAGCAACAAGGAATTGGCCGACGAAGACAAGTGGTTGGCCGTCATTTTAGACGATTGTGCAGATCAGCCTAGCGTTTTTAGACAGAAAATTCAGAAAACTTTGTTTAAAAACGGAAGTCATTTTAGAATGTTTTACATTATATGCATGCAATTCGCGTTGGACATGCCGTTGAACGTGCGCACGGCCGTCGACGGCGTCTTTCTCTTTCGCGAAACCAACTTGGAATCGCTCAAGCTCATGTACGTCAACTACGCCGCCATCGTGCCGTCGTTTGACTTGTTCAAACAACTCATGCTCCACTACACGGGCGACCATCAATGTCTCTTTTTGAACAACGCTCTCCAGTCCAACGATTGGAAACAGTGCGTCTACTATTGTAAAGCCGACGTGGTCGACGGTTCGTGGCGTTTCGGTTCTTTCGACCTGCACCAATGGAACAACGAACGATTCAATCCGTTGTGGGACGATCCAGAGTATCAAATGAATCAAGCACTCAAAGAGTTGCCTACTACTAATCGCTAAACATTTGCGTCCATATCGGTGTTCCGTCGCTTTTACGCACGGCGCCGACACCGATTCGTTTGTACGACGTGCCCAAAATATTGCTACGGTGACCCGGTGAATTCATCCATCCTCGCATGACGGCTTCGGGTGTCCCGTAGCCTGCGGCGATATTCTCTCCTATGGCTCCCCACGGGTAGCCGGCTTTACGAGCCCTATCTCCCGGAGTTTCGCCGCTGGGATTGTTATGATCGAAAAATCGTCGACTGTTCATGTCGGCGCTGTGCGCGCGGCTAATGTCGGCCAATTTGGAGTCAAACACCAGTTGAGCTAGACCGCGACTCGATCTTTCGGCGTTGGTGATTCTCGCCACTTGACCTTCCCATCCATCAGGAGCCGGTAGAGAAGGTTCAGCTGGTCGTCGCGGTCCCGAAGACGACGAATTCAACAAGATAAGCACCACTACAAAGAGTAGAAACCCACCAAAGACCAATAACATTTTTTGAGAATTTAACATTTTATCTCTATTAAAGGTAGATTATTGTAAAAAAAACTAGGCCGCCATGACGACAAACAGCAGCAGCAGCGTCTACATTATCGACGATTTGTTGGACGAAATCGACGTGTTGAATTTGTTGGCGGCCGTTTCGGACGAAAAGGAGAATTTCTTTCCAACGGGCACTGTGACCAACGCGGTCGACTATCGTCGATCGACCATGATGAATGTGACACCGGCTTTTATTCGACAACTGTTTCACCATAAAGTGATCTCTTTACTGCCCGAAATGTGCCGTCATTTATGGCATCCCGATTTCATCTTGGACGACTCGGCTTTCGAGTGTCAAGTGACTCGCAGCGGTCACGGTGATTTCTATTTGGAACACACGGACAATTGTACACCGTGCGAATTACGCGAACTCACCTACGTCTACTATTTTCACACCAATCAGTTCACCGGTGGAGAATTGGTCTTTATCGACGATGGCACTATTGTGAAACCGCTTCGAAACCGTCTCGTCGTTTTCGATTCGTCGCGCATGCATCAAGTGTTGCCCGTCACCGTGACGGGTGCCAACACGTTCGAAAACGGTCGTTTCACCGTCAACGGCTGGATCCGACGACGTGCCGACCCGTAAAAAAATTCAAAATAAGATGTGTGTTATTTTGAATTTTGTATATGCGTGTGCGTGTGTGCGTGTGTGTGTTTAATATCGCGTGGCGATAGTGACGTCGCCAACATTGTTGACCATTTCTCTGTAGAGTGGAATCATGCCGCTCGTTTGCATGACCATTTCGTTGTCGGGTGAAAATTCGGCTCCCGCGTTGATGTTGTGTCCACCGTACGTGGACTGGTATTTGAGCAAACCCAATTCGTTGGTGGTGTCGTTGTGTCGACCGCCCATCACCGTCATGGCTCCTTCGCGCAAATCAATGTGCGGCGTGACGGCCGGTTTGAACCAATTGTCGCCCGATAGAGGAGCGATAGGCAAATCGCCTCGAATGGGATCACCGAGAGAAAAGAGTCGGCTCATCTTGTTGGCGTAGACGGCGCGCGGGTAAATGACTGGCTGCAATTGACCGCTATGGCTCAAACCCAACGGGTTCATGGGATCCACGGCCAAGTATTGCGTGTCGGGTACGGGTCCTTGCAGAGCCGAAGTGTAGGGAACGTCGGCGACGCGCGGTGCCACGTTACTCGTCTGATTGGGAGGCACAGTGTAATTCAAGGTGAAATTGGTGGTGGGCGGTGCCAACATATCGCTAGCTTCAGCGCGACGCGGACGCACCAGCATGTCGCTGCTCATCATTCTTGCCGGTTGAGGCACCATCGATGCCGCCGGTTGTCTAGTGGTGTTGTAATCGAGCGTGGTCGTCATGGCTCGAGGAGGAGGCTCTTCGAATCGATACGACAAGGGCGGCATGAATGTTTCAATGAGGGACGGCGATTTTCTTTTCGTCCACGCGGCGCACAATCCGACAGCAATTAAAAGTGTCAATATAACTTGAATCATTTATTATTAACATCCACATGTTGTGAAATATTTTGCGAACGACTGAGCGCGTCTTTAGCGTCGAACGAGAAAATAGTAAAGGCCGATTCCTGCAGCCATAGCAGCGATGAAAAATCCTAGGCAAGCGTAATCCATATTTTATTATAACGTGGTTTTAATCAAATCATATCCTTGTTGAAAAAGTTTTATTTTCGTCTCATGATCCAACGAAATGATGGATTCCACTCCGCCTCCGTCGGCTTCGAATTCGTAGAGACGATGAATTTTCGAGCACGCTTCGAGACGCGACTTGTCGAGCAAACGACTCGGTACACTAAAGACAATGTCGACCAATTCTTTGAGACCCGGTGCCGGTGGCGGAAGTGTCGTCGGCAACGGTAACGTTCGCGGTCGAAAACATAGAGCCATGATTCGTTCGCTGAAATCAAAATCTTGAGCCACATCGACGGCCAAATTGTTGACGATGCCTCCATCCATGTAGACGTGCTGGGTTTCGACGCAGCGCGGCAACGTTCCCAACGGGATGGCGCAACTGAAGAGAACGGCGTTAATGACGCTATAGTCGGGTGTAGTGATGACGCTGAAAATCTCTTGTCGCCGCATCGTCACGTTGAAGGCAATGACAAAAAAAAACTTGCCAGTTTTTTTGAATAGTTGCTCGAACGTGACTTGAACATCGAGATAGGTGGGCATAACGGTGGGCAGTAGACTGTGCACGTACGGCGGCCGCGTGCTAAACTGGAAAATCTTTTTCAACGGCAACAGATCGTACTGTTGCGACGGCGTGTGACCGCACAGGAACAGCAAACAAATGATGCTACCGACGCTCGTACCGCAATACGTCGTGATGCGTTCCAAATGGCCGTGCTCTTTCAAGTAGTGCAAGCCGCCCAAATACTGGACGCCCTTGAATCCTCCGCCGCCGATGACGAGCGTGTCGCACAGCTCGGTTCTCTGACAATTTCCATTACCAATATCGAAATTGTAGTGATGGAAATGGCCCATAATTTATTTATATCGTGTGTGATAAATATATTATTTTTCTTGGAGTGAATTTTTTAAAGATAAAAATGAATAAGACTCCAATTTACAAAATTTTGCACAACGACAACACGGCAGATAGGCTGGACCGTTTGGAACGTTTGTTGGAACGCGTGCTCCAGCAACAGCAGCAGCGAATAATGCCAGCGGCGGCAACAATCGCTACACCCCCCACCATGTACGCTCCTTCGAATGTGGTCAAGAGCCAAGCGGATTGCGTCAAATGCGCGACGCGGGCCGCCACGTCGGAAAAGGTGCTCTATTTCGCTCTCGGCGGTGTTCTCGTTCTCCTCGTCACTTTGACGATTAAAAATATGAAAAATAACCGAGGCCAAAAGTACGGCAGATAACCTTAAAAAGTGGAAACATGTTTTGCGATTTCTGTATGTTTAGTAGCGCCAACGACGGGGAGTTTAAGAAACATTTTCGTCGCGCCCCCTGTCGCACGGCTCGATCGATTCTTTTCTGTTGCAAATTGTGCGACTATGTCGGCCACTCGATCAAAGACATCAAGAAGCACGCGTGCACTCGCGTTCGCTTCGAATTCAACGAAATGGAACGTTTGCGAACGGCGCAACTTTTGCCGACCCCTCATCAACTCGTCACCACCGTCGCCGAGCACGAATGGTACAAGATGGAACAACAATTGAAAGAAGTACGCGTCATCATGAACAATCCCAACTTGCAATTGACGCACGTGTCGCTGAGTAATCGCGAACAATTGTTGCTGGTGCCCGGTAAATTGCTCTACTCGCTGTGTCAGTACCGCAAATGGCTTCACGCCCCTCACGTCGGATTGCCCAATTTATCGGTGGAAAACATTTGTCAAGTGATTCGCAATCGTCGCTACGCCGATCGTTTTTTCGTTTTCCAAGTGCACGACGAATGCGATGTGCGTCACTATTTCAAACTCTTGTTCGCCAAAGCCGATGCCGCCTATTGGCCTTTTTGTGTCGACAATGCCACCATCACGCATTGGGTGTACAATTCGACGTGGTGTCCCTTTTCGAAAACGGTCGACGGTCAAGTGTACGTCAAACAGACGCGCGACGAGCTGTTGAACGCGCTCTACGAATCGCGCTACACCAATTGGCATTGGTCGCGAATGTCTCGCGGCGATTTCCATCGATTCGTGTGTCGCGAGTGGACGACGTTGCACTACAAGAACATCATAAAAATCGTGGGCAGTCTGGCCGATGTCATCAATCACCAGTGGACAGATTTGGAAGCGGAGCAGGGACGCGTTCGCGAAAAAATCGAGAAACTCTTTCCGACGCTTTTCGATTTTGTGAGTTTTTGGGACGCGGGCGTGGACGCGGTCGTCAATCGAGTTGAGCTCAACGATTTGACTCTTGACGACGTGGATCTGTACGAGTGTGTGGAACTGTCGTTGACGTTCGAAGAGGCCGTGTCTCGTTTTGTCGGCAAGAAAAAGCAACGCGGATGGCTGCCTTTGATGCGAGTTTTTCGCTCGAGCAATTGAATCGTCACTACGGTTGCTCGGCTCCCAATAAACGCGTCTTGTACGAAATGATTTTCGGTGTGCCCGTGACGGACGACGACGTTTGGAATCTCCCCGTTTTCGACGAGTACAAGAAAAAGGAACAAGAATTCGAAAAGTATATCGTGTCGCCTCACGATGTCGAAGAAGGTGTTCTCATTTGTCACAAGTGTAAATCGAAAAAAATCACGGCCTACAGTCGTCAGACGCGCAGTGGCGACGAACCGATGACCGTTTTTGCTAAATGTAGTATGTGTCAACATCAATGGGTTCAATAAATGAGAAGACCACAAGTCCTTTTTCTCGTCTTGTTATTTCTAACGATTGGTCTAGTTGTAGTCATTATTGCTAAGCAGCGACGACGCGTTCGCGAGTCGTACGTCATCAATTCACCTTCGGCCGTCTCGTTGTTGCATCGATTGAGTGAAGCCATGCGCGACATTTTAAGTAGTACTAGTAGTGGTGGTGGTGGTGGTGACTACTTGACGGCCATGTTGAACGGTCGCGACGTGTACAACGAGTTTACCATGGAGGAGGGTAGTCGATCGTACACGGAGAATAAGAAACGTATCGTCGTCTGTTTACGTAAAAACCCCAATGAATTCTATTCGTGGAACAGTTTAATGTACGTCCTGTGTCACGAGGTGGCGCACGTCATTTGCGACGAATTGCATCACACGGAGAAATTTAACGCCATCAACGCGGCGCTTTTAAAACGCGCTGAGACGTTGGGCTACTACGATCCACGAGTACCGTTCGAATCGAATTATTGTGGTTTATAGAATTATGATAAAGTATAGAATAAAAAGAAATATGGACGCCAAAGATGTTTACATTGTTCCCGTTTTCGGTGGCTACGGTACACCCAGCCAGGTGGCACCCGAACGATTGGTCAAGGGAGGCTACACGCGCATGACGGACGCCTACACGGGTAAAGATCAAGTGGTGACGTACGTGCGTCGCACTATTATTCCCGAATAAGCGGAAAAAAATTGCTAGCTAAATTGGATACAATTACCTAGTAAATAAACAGAGAAAAATATGGATATCGAATCCGGACACGAAGAAGTTTACAAGCCGTTGACGACTAAAAAGCATGCTCCGCCAGAGTCTCGAGCGTCGCGTCGCTACGCGCTCTTTCTAACGGCTACCAAAGTGCTCTGTTTGTTGATGGTGTTGAGTCTTTTGGGATACTACGTCTACGTGACGGTGACGATGGACGACGCGACCGCTCAGTTGGTACGCGACGTGAGTAAATTGAAACAGCATCATCATCATCAGCAGCATCGCAACAAGACCAGCAACGACGACGTTCCCGAATGGTTTACGCAAGTGCTCAATTTGACGCGCAAAGGTTTCGTTCACATTAGCCTGCAACCGTTCCCCCCGGAAGCTCCCGAACCAACCACGCACAGGCGTCCCACTACGTCTACAACCACTACGCCTGCAACCACTACTACGTCTACAACCACTACGCCTACAACAACGACGTCTACAACCACTACGCCTACAACAACGACGACTGTTGAACCTCCCACGACTAGCAGTACTACTACGTCGACGACAGAGAGTACTCCTGAAGATAGTACGACCGAAAGCACTACGACGACCACCGAAACTATCGATCACGATTATACACTTTAAAAAAACTTTTAATTTCAAAATGTATTTTAGACATGTTGAAATTAATTAATCTAGTTTATGATAGTTTGTATGATGAATGGTTCTCTTGAAATTGTTTTCGTGTCACGTGTCTGCGTTTTAACGGGTAATTACACAATGGAAGATTACGTCATGACTCGCCATCAACCGCCTTTGCTGGCTTCCGATTTCAGGAACCAAATCATGGTCGGCTACGACGGTCGACGCTATGATAGCGTGGCCAATTCTCACGGCAGATACTATTGGCGATGCGTCGACAAGACGTCGTGTTGTCGTGGGTTGTACGATGAATCGTTGCCTCGAAAATTGGAAGCCATGAACGAAGACGTGGACGCGTTTGTTCATCTGCTGGAGAGCGACTCGTCGCTTTCGTTTAGCAGTTTTTCTCGTTCGTGGTGGATGCGAAAACCGTTGACGTTTCTCAAAGAGATCGCCATGTATCACGGTTGGCGAGAAATAGATTTCCTTCCGAAAGCCATGAAAATGAATTATATCGATTATTTTATGTCGTACCCGTCGTCGGCCGAAGCGTTCGGCGACCAACTTTTTTTGAAAAAATATTTCGTTTCGCGTCGTCAAATCACCGACGCCTACCTGTCGCGTCTCACTCTGGAACAATTGACGCGAGTCATTGCCTGGTTCCGATTGGATGTCACCGCCGACTACAAAAAAGCCATCATCGGCTACATTCAATCGGGATTAAATTTGAAATAATAATTTTATATATCTTTTTTAGGATATGTAAAATAAGACTGTGTGCGTGTGTGAATAAATGTGCGATTACAGTAAATTTTGCACGACCGACGACGTCAACTACCAAAGTTTGACGACGGAAATCTATCTCAACGCCAGTCTACAGACACTCAATCAGATTTTGAAAAAAGTTTTGGATTTCGAAGCCGAACGCGTGGATCTCATCAGCTACGACGACATACCGTACATTATCGAACGTTTCAAAGGCATGCCCGACTACGCCTCAAAAAACGCCATCTACTTTACTTTGGGTTATTTGGCTCTGCGTCACGAGTGGGACGTGATTTGGAGAGTTCAAGAATTATTTTCGACATGGCTTGATGTCCCTTTAGCATCTCATCACACGATACGCTACTATCGCTATCTAAAACTTGCACCATCTGCTGCAAGTCTTTGATTTGAATCAGTTTGAAAATGATGGCATTATTGATGATGAGGTAAAATTGTTTCTTGTCGTAGGGACACTTCATGACGAAGCGTTCGAGAATGTATTGCTTGACGCACGATCGATTCGTGTCGCGAATGTCTTCGTTTTCCTGACGCAATGAATCGATAGTTTGATGAACATTTTTCGGTAACGACGCCGACGACGACAAGATGTACTTTTCGACGTAAACTTGTTGGCTGCGAGTGGTGCAACGGCTGAGCAGAGCGACGTGATCGACGTTTTTGATTTTCATCTCTCGGAGTGCCGCGCGTTTGTTTGTTTTAGTAAATAATTTCTTGAGGTATAAGATCGACAACGGGATCGGGGGTCGGTGTGATTTCCGCCGGTTGAACGAACGCCGATTGCGGTTGAGCCATACCGTTGTAGTCGAAAGGCATGGTGTTCATCGTGTCGAGCGATTGCATGTCGTGCGGCAACGTGCTGCCGTTTTCCTCCACACCGTAGGGATCGACAACGGGTTGCGGACCGGCCGCGTAGCCGTCCATCCACGAACAGCCGCCCAAACAGATGGACTGGTCTGCCGGCACTGCCGATTGAGATTGGGGCTTTCTGTTGCTGACGACGTAGATACTGGAGGTCGGCGACGACACGGCTGGGGAAACGCTGGTCGGCGAGTCGCGCGTTTTGTAGAACACGAATGAAAATAGCAAGACGACTGTGGTCGATAGAGCCAAAAATATGTAGTTCATCTTTATTGGAGTGAAAAGTTTTGAGTGGGCGGTAGAACCATATGCACGATTTCGTCCTTGTAGGTGACGGGTTTGGGCGGCATGGTCGGCGTCGGAGCCAGTCGCATCGACTGTTCCTGGCTGACGTTGTACATTAGGGATTGGGCATCGTAGCGATCGAGTTGCGCTATATCCCAATCGGATCGAATCAGAGTTACAATATCACTACTATTCATGGTTTTATTATGGAAGTTAAAAAATTGAGTTTCTATTTTAAACAAAATTAGGTTTAAAGAAGCGTTCTTGCCAACGTAAAACTCGCAAACATTATGGAGTATCTTATGAAGTTGAGTGAATTGTGTTTGTCGGCACCCGTTGCCGCTACCGTAGTGTCCACCGCTACCAACGCTGAAGCAGACGATGGTGCTCTTTTGGATGAAATCAAGCGTCATCAAATTGCCATGACGGACGACGATGGCACGTATCAAGTGTATTGTTCTTCTTCTCCTCAATCGGAATTCGAGTGTCTCATTCGCGGCTACATTTTCAAGGGACGTCAATTGATCTATCGAGGATTTCCTTTCACGGAAGAAATGACATGCGACAATGTGACGCGTCTGGACAAAATCAATCTGGCCGACTTTAAGATTTCGTGGTCGTACGAGGGAACGATCGTAAAATTTCTGTACGTCGACGGCAAATGGCTCATGACGACGCATCGCAAACTGAACGCTTTCAAATCGCGTTGGGCCAGCAAAACGTCGTTCGGTCACCTGTTTGTCGAAGCTTTGCAGAAAGATTACGGTTTCTCATCGTACGAAGACTTTCTCGACCAATTGCAAACGACGCGTCGCTACCATTTCATCTTGATCAACAACGCCGATAATCGTATCGTCGTTCGACCCGAATTGCAAAAAGAGAGCATCTATTTGGTGTTGGTGACGGACGAGCGCGATCAGCGGCTCAAAGTCCACGAAGCCATTGGATTCATTCCCATCAACGAAACGATTCGTTTTGATACGGTCGTCGATCTCGTGCGAGCCGTGAGTGCCATCAATCCGTTCGAAAAACAAGGCGTACTCTTGTTTTCCGACGACTACCGCGTCCAGTATCGCGTTTTGAATTCCGCCTACGCCGACTATGCCAGCGTGCGCAACAACATTTCGTGTCGAGCCTTTTGCTATTGCATCGCTCGTCGCGATGCCGATAAACGACGCAAGTATTTGGAATTGTATCCCGACAGCGCCCCGATCGCCGATTGGTTCGAATTGCGAATTCCCGTCATCGCGGCCGAATTGCTGCTGGCCTACAAGAATCGATACATCATGAAAAACTACGTGCACGTCAGCCAGGAGCGGCACGGTCTCTTGTTGAAAATTCAGCAATACTACGTGGAAACGAAACGTCACCACCCGGTTCACAAACGAATCACGTTGGCCGACGTGACGCGCATCATCAACGCGTACGACTATCCAGCTCGCGTCTTCAAAATAGCCTACCAGAAAGATAAACCTCAATACAATGGTGTCAAGAAATAAATACAAAAAAAATACCAATGTCTACTAGTTTTAGTATATCCCACCTGATTGTACAACCCGAACCAACCTCACCCTCCCTTAAAAATAGACATTGGTATTTCACACAATAAAAAAAGTTTACAACACTCGATTGCCTGACGTTTGGTCGCCCACAGTTGACTGTAGGAGTTGTTACGGCGTGTGTGTGTGTGTGTGCGTCGAATGATGAACTCTTTTATAGTTATCAACGGTCGTCGTACAACGTGTAACATTGGCAATGAAGTCATTTACTTGGAACGTCACGAGCTGACACCTAAGATTAGGATTGCGTATTCATCTTACAATTATTGGGAATCTATTAGTTGTCGCATAAAAGTCGGATTCGCCAGTGGCAGAACGAAATCTGGATTCATTTTTGGCAAATCCTATATGGGGTTTACATTTGAAGCCAGTGTAACTATCAACCTTGATCCAACTGTTATTCTACTAATGGTTTATCTGGACAATTGGATGTCGATAAAAAAATTCGAATGGGATTTACGATTTAAACCCTTTCCACTGGAATTAAAGTTACGGAGCGCCATTTGTATCCGTGCCAATAGTCTCGATACATCATCATTGCCGCAAAGTTTACAACACTACGTGGCTTCGATTGGTCAAGACGACGCCTAGCGTTGTGTGTCGCCTAGCGTTGTGTGTCGCCTAGCGTTGTCGTTGTCCGGCGCCGGCGGCGATTAGAGCGATGACGACGACAAAGACGGCGATACCGATGATGACGACGGCGGTGATGTTGACGGGCGACGATGGAGGAGGATTCGGTCTAGGCAGCGGCGACGGACCTGGCGACGGACGAGGCGGCGGCGGCGGCTGAGGTGGAGCTTCAAATTTGCAATTGATGGCGTTCTTATTGTCTGAAATGTTGACATTATTATTGTTTAAATTGTCGAAAACGATTTGGCAGACGTCAGATGGGCACGTGGCGTTTTTGACGTCTTGAGTTTTCAAATAGGGTGCCGTGGCGCACGCCGGATACCAGCACCCGTCATTGAAGGGAATATGGGGTTTGACGTTGCGATAATTGGGATCGGTGGATCGTTCGACGCATTTGCAATCGGGATTGTTGGGATGTTTGACGCAATAGTTTTGCACGATCGTGTCCTTGATGTCGGCCGTTTGAGTGTTGTAAAACAGGCGACACTCGTCTCCCACCTGCGTCGTGCTGTTGATGTTGCTGCACTTTTCAAAAGGTTTACCGCTTAGAGGATCCAGAGCGCACAGTGTCGCTTCGCTGCCGCACAGTCGTTCCATCATGAGTTTGTAATTGTCATTGTCACCGAATAAACGTTTGTAATTGTCAATGACGTTGATGCTATTCATTTCATCGATATCGTATTTGCAAACGAGATTGGGAGCTTTGACTTGCCATTCGACAGAGCTCAATGGATCTACGCGACCGTCATTGAGCCCGACGTCGCATTCTTTACGATCGGGAGGCACGCAAACGCGTCGTTGAGGGCAGAATCCACCGACGCACGATTCGAACGACGTGGTTTCGTCTTCGATGCCGCCCGTTTTGTTGCATGGCAATTGTTCTGTCGAGATACTGCATGTACCGAAAGAACACGCTTGGTCGGTCGTGTACGAGTCGCGCGTGCTTGTCTGTTTCTTGAATCCGGTGTAAGACATGTGTTTATAATAAATGTATATACCTTTTACGTTACCACGACAGGTGAAGTACGAGGTCAGAAAAAAATTGACTCTGCGACCCGAAGACAAAAGGAATACGATAAATGTCACAGTCGAAGAATGCGTTAATCCAGTTGAACGATTTGGCCATGAAACATGGGTTCCAAGTCAACACTACATTTTCCATCGCGATCTCGCCGATAGCGTCGACACATCATCAACCCCTGTTTACGTGTAGGTTGCAAGTGGACGAGATGGTGACTCGCGAACACACGGGTCGCAGTAAACAGGAAGCCAAAAGAACGGCGGCTATTGAATTACTGGAACTACTACAACGTCATCACAATCGACAAAAGCCCTATTTTTCGGTACCCATCGATCCGTTTCTCTTTTGGAACGGGTCGGCTCACAAGGTCAGCGTCACGATGGGCGGTGAAACGCGGGTCGTTTCCGTTTCATGCGACCGCATTTCGTATCACTATCGTCCGCCGCCGCCCAACAATCAAACAACGATATAAATTTGTTTTCAATATTTTGTTGTATTGGAAATCTTGAAAACACACCCAAATTAAGTTAAATTTCTGTACTGTTGAGGGACGTCTTTGACGAATCCCAATTTGGCCAGAGTGATGAGCGCTTCGTCGGCAGCTTTTTCTTGGGCTTCTTTTTTCTTGTTACTCGTACCGACGC